CCTGTTGGGCCAGTAGCGCCCTGAAGTCCTTGAGAGCCAGTTGGGCCCTGAGGGCCGGTGACACCTTGTGGGCCGACGGGGCCAGTTGCGCCCGTAACTCCATCAATGCCAGCGGGGCCTTGACTACCTGTTGGGCCAATTGGCCCAGCAGCACCAGTAGCCCCAATCGAGCCAGTTGGGCCTTGTAGGCCAGTGGCCCCAGTTACACCCTGTGGTCCAGTCACTCCTTGCAGCCCTTGGGCTCCAGTGGGGCCAGTGACTCCTTGAGGGCCTTGTGGCCCTGTAGAGCCAATTGGCCCAGTTGGACCTTGCAAGCCAGTGACACCCTGAGTGCCGGTTGGACCAATTGACCCGGTCGGCCCTTGAGTTCCAGTAGCACCTTGAATGCCTGTCGCTCCTCGGGCACCTGTGGCTCCAATTACTCCAGTGGCGCCTTGGGGGCCAATTGAGCCTGTAAAGCCGGTGACACCTTGTGGGCCAAGCGCACCAGTGGGGCCTTGGGCGCCAGTGGACCCCTGAACACCTGTGGCTCCTCGGGCACCTGTTGGGCCGTCGACTCCTGTTACTCCTTGGATTCCAGTTGCACCTTGTGCGCCGGCAGGTCCTGTTGTGCCTGTAGCCCCTGCAGGGCCTTGTGTGCCGGTGGCTCCTTGGGTACCTGTAGCTCCCTGGGGGCCTGTGGGGCCTTGAACCCCAGCTGAGCCCGTGTTACCTTGCGGTCCTGTGGTTCCTTGAGCGCCTTGCGGTCCTGTGGGGCCGATTGAGCCAGTGTGACCTTGAATTCCGGTTGTACCAATTGAGCCTGTTGGGCCCTGCGGGCCCGGAGCGCCAGTAGCCCCTTGCGTTCCCGTTGAACCTTGAGGGCCCTGAACGCCAGTAACGCCATTGATGCCGGTCGCACCCTGTGGCCCTTGAGAGCCAGTTGGGCCAATGACCCCTGTAACACCTTGTGCTCCGGTTTGGCCTTGTGGTCCTACAGCCCCAGTGGTTCCTTGGGGCCCAATTGGGCCGGTTGAGCCTTGGACACCAGTTGAGCCTTGTGGGCCCGTTGCTCCTTGTGCCCCGGTCGAGCCTCGTGGGCCAGTAGGGCCGGTGGCGCCTTGAGAACCTTGTGGACCCGTTGCTCCCGCTACTCCAGTCGTTCCTCGTGGGCCAGTAGGGCCAGTTGCGCCTTGTGCGCCTTGTTGACCAGTTGCGCCGATTGACCCGGTTGCTCCTTGTGCCCCGGTTGCACCAACCAAACCAGTTGGACCTGCAGGGCCCGTTACACCATCAGATCCGGTTGCGCCCGGAATGCCTGTGGCCCCCTGCGACCCAGTGCTTCCTTGTGGGCCTGTTGGTCCAATTGAACCTTGTGGCCCGGTTGCGCCAGTTGCACCCCTAGGACCTGTTGGCCCAGTGGATCCGGTCACCCCAGCGGCTCCTTGTGGGCCTGTTACACCTTGGGCGCCTTGTGCACCTGTGGCTCCTTGCACGCCAGTTGAACCCTGAAGCCCGATTGCCCCTGTGGAGCCAACAGAGCCAGTAGCCCCCTGTGGCCCTGTTGGACCTTGAGTGCCTTGCGGCCCTTGGGCGCCGGTCGAGCCTTGCGGCCCTGCAGGGCCTGTTACACCTTGAGATCCAGTTGCGCCTGCAGGGCCTTGTGCCCCTGTTGGCCCCTGAACACCTTGGGCGCCAGTAACTCCTCTTACCCCACCATACGCAAGTGAATTCCAGGGTGTTACCCCATCACCAATCTTAAAAAGAGAAGTGTCTGTTTCTAGACCTAGTTCGCCAGAAAGAAGAATTGGATTTGCGCCAGACCATTCAGACGCTGTACCTCTTCTAAACTGAAAAATTCCGTATGACATTTAAGATGTGGCCCCAAAATCCACCTTAAATATGCCGGTCGCAGCCAAGCTTACGCCGCCGCCGTCAATACTGAAATAGTTGATCAGCTGAGAGGGGCCTGCGGGGCCAGTGGGACCTTGTGGGCCAGGTGCACCAGCAGGTCCAGTGGGGCCTGCAGGACCTGGCGTTCCGACTCCTGTTGCCCCCTGCGCCCCTGTTGGACCAGCAGGCCCAGTGGGGCCTTCCTGAGGCTGAAATACTCTTCTTGCAGTCATAGGCTTTCGCTTAGATAGCGAAATGCACTAGGCTAAAGACATGTCTTTTATTTCGAGGCTACTCTATATGCTTCTTGTGGTTGCGCTCTGCTCGTGCACAAATGCGCAATCACCAGCAACTAAAGGCAGTGAGGTGAAGACAGCAGACACAAATCAAGACATTTCTGTTGTGTATGTCACGGAGCCGTTCAGGCCAATAGCCGACGAACCCGCCCCAGTGCTAAAAAACGTACTTGTTATTGGTGACTCTCAAGCATGCGGCATGGGAACTTCCATTTACCAGCTGGCAAAAAAAGAAGGCATTGAGATCTCCCAAAGATGTAAAGTTGGGTCAAGAATCTCTTATTGGGCGAAAGGGATCCCCCAAGGTAAATTCGGTTCGATCATTCTGGTGCTTGGCTCCAATGATTACGAGCAAAAGACAAGCGAGTCTTCAATTGATGCACTGTTGGACGCAGTGAAAGAGCGCACCAATCACTGTCTCTGGGTTGGGCCGCCGCTCATCCGAAAGAAGGAAAGCTCTGTCCCTGGGTTGATTCAGAATGCGGCCATCGCTCATCGGTGCAGCTATTTTGACAGCAGGAATTTGTCATTGCCGCAGCCTGATGGGGTTCACTCGACACCTTCCGGCTACAAGCGATGGATGAATGAGTCTGTTATGCCTTTTTTGGGATTCGACCAGCTTGAATGAGTTTGCATCGGCGGCGGTAGCAAGCAAGCCACTCTGGGTAGTTTTGGAAGCCGGCTTGAACTCCATAAAGATGCCCGTGTGAAATATGCCATGAGCCGTCTTTGCCGCCAAGGTCAAGGTAGAACTCAACCCACCCGTTGGGCCCAACAACCCTCCGTGAGCTGCAGCAGCCAGAACCACACGTGTCATCCTCCAGCTCTAGAGCGTTCTGGAAAAAGTTCAAGAATTTAGGGTCTCTTAACAGATGCCACCCTTTGGTCTCCGAGAAGGCGAAGGCAAGCTGTTTTGAAATAAGCTTGTTGTGGCCTAGGCTACGAGCAATAGCGACCCAATCAGTGTTTTCTCGTGGCATGTAACGACTTTCTTGCAGGGTTAGGCAGCTGCTACCGAGATGATTTTTAGATCCTCTAGTGGGCCGCCGAATGGATATGGGGTTGGGGCTGTATCATAGCCCAAAAGGTACCTTGATGTCCAGGTGATATACCCGAGGCCCCGTGGGGCCGCAGAATCTCTTGCCCTAAAAGTGTACACGAATGGGAGGTGGCCGGTGGCGTCGGCGGGGAAAAGCAGAATAGTAGCACTATATGTTGCCATCAGCGATCTCCCAAGACCCAATCGAGACAATGTTTTTTGTTGCCGTTTTTGGCATTGCGTCTAAAGCACTTCCTGTGAAGTTAGACCACAGGACATATGCGTTATTTTCGGTTTGGCCACGAAACACGTAAATTGTTCGAGTGGAACGGTAGCTCAACCAAGGCGATGATGCTCTGCATGCCACATATTCGATCCTTCTCGCTAATCTTGCCGGGAGCCTTGTTGCGTAAAAAGGGGTTCTGGCGGAGACTGATGCAACTGTGGCGGGGAGAATGGTGGATGTGTATGTGGCCACGTTACACCAAAAGATCGGTTCCGTTCCACGGAATGGAAATGTACACAGCTGTGGATGTTGGCGACGCAGACAAAATCAATCTATCTTTTGTCGAGTTTGCGGAAAGGGTGTCGCCGCTGGCTCGAAACACCCCATTTAGGTAAATTAGTGTCCCGACCCCCTTCCATCCTGCAGGTGCTGGCTGTCCGGCGGGTCGGGCATATGAGACAGGGATCGTTTCGTCATTTGTAGTGAACGAGTTCTGACCAGCGCCTCCTGGATAGACAACGGCGGAATTACCAAACAAAAACAAGCACGGGATTCGAACAAAGCCTTCTCCGGCCAAACCTTTTCTTAACCAACCCCTTGGGCATGTTGCAACTGCTGTAAGGTTTGTATTTAGGTTTGAGGCGTTATTGTAGCCAAGGTCAATAACGCACGGATCAACGTCAGCAACTGGGTAAGTTCCTGGGAGCATTGGGTCCAGAAAAAAGTAGGATGTGATCGTGCTTGAACCATTGATGTTTGTGAAGAACATAAATGAGTAGTATTCTGCGGCGCCGCCAGCCACCACATTGATCTTGTATGTGTTGTCTGCGGAAAGCAGCTGCGTGAATGTTGGGGCGGCGTCGGTTCCCGCCCCAAACAGAATCTGATCATCTGTTGAAGATGGAGTTACGGCCGCTGCGGGCGAGCCACCAACATACCCAGCTGTCCCCGAATACTTGACCCTCCAAAGCAAATTTGTTGTGCCTCGTTGTACACAAATGGAGCGTGGGAACGAAACAGATGGGGATTTGATGACAAACCATGCATTGTTGTTGGCCATGCCATTGGCGCCGGCTGCCCCAGAGGTGATCTGATCGCCACTGGAATTGTAGGTTGTGCCGTCACTTGATTTTGTGACTGTCCACCCAGCAGCTTTTAAGGTCGCTTTAAACCTAAACATTGCCACTGCACCAGTGGCTGGTGATGTTCCACCAATATCGTATGAATATGCCATATCAAGCCAATGTGATTCCGCCAACGTAAGTGGCTAGGTACGACTCAATAATTGAGATATTTGAGTCTGAGAGAGCCAGAAGAGAGGAGACAACGCCGCCCATGGTGATGTCTAAGTAATTTGCGTTAATGGGATTTAGGCCAAAATAAATGGCTCCAGTCGTCACCCATGGATTTGTTTTAGATATGTCTTGCCAGGCACCCCGGTTTATCCTTACCTGGAATTTGTTTGCGGAAGCATCCCATCTCAATGTGTAGATGTGCCAAGCAGTTCCAACGTTATCTGTGGCCGATGTTGCAGCATCAAGATCTGTGCGAATTGTTGGCCCGGTTGTCCTTGCCGTGATCTTAAGGTAGCCAGAAGTCTCATATGCAATTCCTCCATCTGTGTCGTCGCCAGCATCGAGGGGGGCAGAATTGATTTTCTGAGCCAAGACAATGGTTCCTGCGGTTGCGGACATGAAGTCCGAAAGTGCGCTGGTGTAGAAACCCTGAGCTGCAGCAATTGAACCAGGGCGGGGCACAATTTTCCCAGAAACCGTGGTGTCTGTTGCGGGAACTCCTCCGCCAGCATAATAGGAGAAAGACAGTAAACCAGAATTGCCCGCAGAAGGGCGGCCGGCCCAAGCTCCTGTCAAGGCACTATAATCCTCGCCCAGAAAAAATGAGGAAAGAGGAAGCAGGCTTGGGTCTGTGGGTTGGTAGTAAGAAAACCTTACCAGCCCCGAAGAGATGAGGCTTGCGTTGGGCGAAGTGTTGTTTTTTGCGTAAAGCTCATATGTTCGCTTAGCGTCAGTTCTGAGAGTCCCATAGGTGGCGCCTAGTGACAATTGCTTAATAAGCTCGTGTGGGACATTCCTATTTGCCGATGAGGAGTCCGACATTGTTGCAACCAAAGCAGAATCCTCAATACTGCGAAATTCAAAATAGCTAATGTCACTTGTTGGGGATTCGACAATGACAGATAGATCCGCTTTCAGCAAATAAGAGCTTTGAGAAAGAGGCCACATGCCAGCATGAATCGTCTTGACTCCAACTCGCTGGTAAGTTCCAACAGTGACTGCTGCAGGAGCCTGCAGCAAATACCTTTCCTCCTCAATAGAATAATTTGGTGTACTGGATCCCCCTCCAGAACCTGCAGGTCCCGTTGCGCCTTGGGGGCCAGTGGCGCCTTGCAACCCTGTAGCTCCTTGCGGGCCTGTAACGCCCACTCCAGTTACTCCTTGGGGCCCAGTTGCACCGGCTGCCCCAGTTGGGCCCTGGGCGCCTGTAACACCTGTCCCTGTGGCACCTCTGGCGCCTGTAGGACCAGCTGGGCCAACAGTGCCGGTTGGCCCTTGTGGGCCCGTTACACCAGAACCTGTGGCGCCTTGAGGTCCAGTTGCCCCAGCTACCCCGGTTGGGCCAGCGGCACCCTGTGAGCCCGTGGGGCCCTGAACACCTGTTGCGCCTTGTGCCCCTGTTGCGCCTCTTGGGCCAGTTGGGCCTTGTGTTCCAGTTGCGCCTTGTGGGCCAGTGACACCCGCTCCAGTTGCCCCCCGAGCACCGGTTGGTCCGGCTGCCCCAGTTGGACCTTGTGCACCTGTGACGCCAGAGCCTGTAACTCCTTGTGGACCTGTGGGGCCAACTGCTCCTGTGACGCCTTGTACTCCCGTGGCACCTTGAGGTCCAGTGGAGCCCACTCCGGCTGGTCCAGTAGATCCTGTGATGCCTTGCGGCCCAGTTGGGCCTTGTGTTCCAGTTGCTCCCCGAGCGCCAGTCGGCCCTTGAATGCCAGTCGGCCCTTGAATGCCCGTTGGGCCAGCTGGTCCGGTTACACCAGCGCCTGTAGCTCCAGCTGGTCCGGCGGGTCCAGGAGATCCAGTGGGCCCAGCTGGACCCTGAAGTCCTGTTGTGCCTTGTGCCCCTGTTGCGCCTCTTGGGCCAGTAGGACCAGTTGTTCCTCCACCTCCGGAACCTGCAGGTCCAGTGGCGCCTTGAGGTCCAGTGGCGCCTTGAGGCCCGGCTGCTCCAGTTGCTCCTCTCGGACCAGTAATACCACCAGTGATGCCACCAGGCGCACCAGTGATCCCTGTTGCCGAAAGAGAACCCTTGACAATTAGATCGCCCCAAACCGTCAGATCTTTCGGTTGAGTGGGGGTTCCAACCTCAACGTCTTTTGTCTCCACTACGTTGATGACAACGCCAGCGCCAGACTTTCTAAGCTTCCTTCCGCCGTCTTTGTCGCTCATGTTACACCAAAATAGAGAAGATATTCAGCTGAGTGATATCAATGTTTTCTTCACGATTTCTGACTTTTCCATCGTCATACGGAACAGAACACGTGCACTCGTAGCTCAGGTTCGATGACCAGGTTTTCTCAGCCGACGTAAGATTCCCCAGTTGATCATAGAACCGACATTGGATTGCAGCTTCAAGTGGCCGCCCGGTTGTTTTGTCGTACCACTTTGTTTCGTATGGTTGCTCAAAGACATCACGAATGAAACCGTGATGCCGAGAAGACAAAACTGTTTTTCCAGATGTAGGGAACCCAGAATAGAGGCCATACTTCCAGCCACGAACCGCAACGCCATAGCCAACGCCCGGTGAACGAGGGCCGATGCCGGTACTCTTGTAATAGATTTTTGGTGCCGGGAAATTCGGATTAGAGACATTGTCTTTGTCAATCAACACCGCATCTCCAAACCCCCAAAGCAGCTTTACAGAGTCAGATGGCGACAGATTTGAGGTTGTGGCCGTCTTGGGGTTGAATGCATCCCCGTGTTTGTAAATTGCATCAACGAATGAGCGCTCGTAAGCCAAGGGATTGCCTTCAGTGTCGTATGAAGACCGGTAAGGATCCAGTAGCCACCCATCATCAGTCAAAGTTCTTGTGAATGAGCCAGAAATGCCATCCTTGTCAATGTTGACGATTCTGCCTCCTAGGGTTGTTCCGCCATAAACATACGAGTTGTCATATGTTCTATTGTCGCTGGCGTCATTCTCGAATGGGAATCTTCGAATTGTTGCCGAGTGAAGATTCATATGAATTGGGTAGTAAAGCCCAATCATGCCAGCTTTGTAGTACTCTGACTGCTCTCCGAGATTAGGTCGCAAAGAGTCCCAATAAACTTTGTCCTGTGGCAGGAAATCAGAAACATACTTTCCGACACCACGTCGGTCATCAACATTTGCAGCCATCCCAGTGCTTAAGCTGTACCCGGATTCAGACCATCGATAATTTCCAAGCTCTGGATGACCTTCAACGTCCTGATCGGTGTATGTTTTATCAAAGCACTGGCCAGCATCTTCGAAGAAGACATTGGTGGTATATTCTTGCCGGCGACGAATATTGTCTGGGCCAACAGTGAAGGGCTGAACCTCAAACACGCCAGTTACATGACGGGACGTGTACCCGTCTTTCAGCTGATACGGATAAGAGGTCTCGAATCTATCAATGATAGTTTCGCCGCCAATAACTTCATGAATTTCGTTACTTGTCAGACTCTGGTTGAGTGAGTTGTGCCGCTCTCGTCCTCCAGACACGTCAGAGCCGTAAATGGAGATCCGCATGGCCCCTTTTGCGATTTTGATGTCGTGCGATTTCGCATCAGACACAAGCGCCTTGAATGTGGTGGTGCCAAGCATTGTGTTGTATTCACTCAAAACATCATCCGGACAAGGAGCATTCTTGAAGATCGCAAACGTTAGATTGTTTGCAATATCGAGAATATAAGGCACCGGGTCAAAATTCCTTTGCACCTGCAGCGACATCAATCCGCCGATTGTGCCAGTACACAATGCCAGATCGGACTTATAGCTATCGGACACCGGCAAGCCGGGGGTGCTCCCGATCAAGTCGTGTGGACTGTTGCTATTGTATGTTGTTCTCCCAGCGTCAAAGAAGCCGATGATATGATCTCCGTTGATTCGACGATCAAAATCCACAGGATATCCACTGACCGTGGAGGCCGTGAGGTGTGTGTGAATACTTGTGTGCCCCCTAAGGATTCCGGGTTCAATTTCAAGCCTGACAGTGCCGGAGAAAAATCCACTTTCGTTTGGTGTCGGGTAGAAGCTAAAATTAACGACATCGCCTGATGTCCTGGTTGGATCTGACAACCCCTCCTCAAAAAGGATGTCTGCATTTGCCTGCACTGGAAGAGGGAATGTTAAAGGCGCAGGCGGGACGCCCAAATCAACTGCAGCGCCATAATAGAAATGGGGCATGTATTTTAGGCTTTTGGTCTTCTCCGCCAATGGGGCGAAAGAGGCGGAGCCAATAATCTCTCGACCAAAGCCTGGAACATCCATGAGCACAGCAAAAGTCACGGCTGGGCCACCCATCGCAACCACATTTCCAGCCGGAATCAGCTGGTTACTGTAAGAGCTTGGTGGGTAGGCTGATGCATCAGACAGACAACTTGCGGTCACCGAGAACCTATCGTTGTTCCAGCTGGGGCCCGCCTCAATTGGGAATTCAACAATGATCTTTTCAATCAAAAATTGGTCAAGCCCAAGAAAGCTTTTTGCTGCTAGTTGCTGGTGTGCAGTTGGGGCACCTGAGGTCTTTACAAAACTACCTGAGAAGTCTACGGTGCCTACAGCACGTCGAATTTGGTAGGTGTCGGTGTAACCAAGCTTTGCCAAAAAGTCTCCATTTGGCTGGGCGAGTGATAGTCTTTGGTATTCGCCCTTGATTGGATTACGATAAAGTTGGCCGTAGATAGACTCAGCATTGAACCTTCGATATTCGCCAAATCCTGCGGGTACGCCTGTGTATTCCTCAAAGACGCTATCGCCAGAGCCATCCGTCAATTTATCTTCAAGCCCAAGAAGATAGCTTGACTTTCCAGGGATGTTTGGTAGACCCATAGGGTCAAAAGCCAAAAATCTATCTCCGGCATATGTTGTGGACGCCCATGGTCCAAAAAATGACAAATCCGCAACCGCAGCACCGCTATCAACGGTTTGATCATATGTGCTTTTTACATCAAACTTCTTGTCTGTGAAGTTGTAGTAAAGCGCAGACCCAGAGTTGCCAGGGATAACTGTTGAGCTTGAAATGGGAAGCTCGAAGCGGTAAACAGACTTATCCCTTAGTTTTTCAGAGAAGCCGGGAATTCGCTTGCTGCCAAGAGAGAAGTCTGAGTCCAGAATCTGATCTTCGTGGATAGCCACTTCTTTGTATGGCAGGTATTCGCTATGGTGCGATACTTGGGCAACAAAGTTCTCAATGGCGTTTTTGTCGACATGTGAAGAAACAAAAATGTCTGTAGCCAAGTCATCAGGCAGGTGGATTGTGCCTGACTGCAGCGTTGTTGGCATGCTGACTTGCACGCCGTCATTGAAAATGACGGGCTGATCCACATATGTGATAGGCGCACGACCAGAATCGGCCGAGCCGTTACGAGCCACATTTGGGTAGCTGCCAGCTCGGCGATCCTGTTTTCTTAGCTCTAGCCGTGGGAGAATGTCCCTGGTGCGTCTAATCATCTCCGTTAATTAGAGCTTAGTCAACGACGGTCAACACTCACAGCAATTTGAATGGGTCGTTGAAGTGTACACACCAATGACCCGTGGTGGTCTTTAGATTTCCTCGGCGCTTTGAGTTGTCTGCGTCGATGGTGTATGCATAAGACACAATGATCGGATCTAGCGGATCAATCAAAGAGTCAAGGTAGATCGACACCGACACGCCATCAATCCCAATAGAGACCGACTCGATGGTCACTGGGGAAGAAGCCACTTCGACCTCGAACCCCTTCCCATTTGCCCACGCTGTGTTACTGGCTTGGTGGGGCTCAGAGACAGTCACTGTGTCAAACACCAAAGACCCACTGGGTAGGCCAAAATCGACTTTAACGACTGTTTTGCCAGATACGGTGGAAGTGGACTGCCCCGTGGGGTAAAGCGGCAGGAAGGTGCCATTCTGACGCAGTAACGTGTACACATCTGCGTAGAGATACGCCATATCTCGGGTGCCAGCTGGGGCTAGGTGAAAATCAGCTGTGTGGTATTGGAATTGATATTTGGGTCCAGCCAGAACAAATCGAGCATCTGTCAGCGCAAGATCCAACATAGCCTGATGTTGCATTTGTGACCCGACACCATATGTTGGCCAACCAGCAGATGGCTGTGTTGCAATCATCGGGATGTTGTCGATTTGGCCCGTAATGGCCTTGAGATCCACATTGTAGTCTGTGATGAGTTGAGCTACTGATGTTGTATATGTTGCGCTTGAGTAGTCGGACTCCCCGTGCGTAAACAAAATTGCAGAGTATTTTAGTGTCTTTGACTGCGCTAGGTACAGCTGCTTTGCTCTGGTGGCCTCATCAAGCCCTGCCTGATAAGCATTTCCGGACCCGCCCTTCTCAATAACAGAAATGTCAGCCCCATCTTGACCGACCTGAGAGTGGAAACCCTTGATTTGTGGTGCAATATTGCTATTCAAGCGAACCCCAAAGGCTGGTGCTGGTGATTCATCCCAGGCATTTAGGGGCCACCCAAGATTGTTTGTGGCTCCTATTTCACGCATAGGGTTTTGCAGGGCTGATAGGATCCATGAGGAGCTTGGGTTTACAGCCACTCCATATAGATTGCCGATCATCTGGTGATTTGTGATGGCGCCATTCGTTACAGCTGGTAGTTCAATATTACCCGTTCTCGCCCCAATGGAAAGTGACTGTCCTGTTTCCAAAAACCCAAATACTGTTTCGGGTGGAACAAGTGTGATTCCATAAATGGGGGCAATATTCTCCAGCAAAGAATCCACTTGTGAATCCGAAAAAGCCTGTTTCGAAATAGACAGCCTCGCATAATCCACATCGGCTCGGCCAGCCGCAGTGTAATTTGACAGAAAGTTGCCCAGGGATGTGATATTTCCCGCAGGTACACTTTGCCAATCATCAATGTTTTTTCGGATTGAAAAAACACCCGACCTGAGCCGAACCGTGATAATGACAGGGGTGTCGAGCGGAACATCTACGTCAAGATTCTTAAAGCCTCCATCGAAAATGCCGGCTCGGATACCCGTCTCGGTGGTCCCTAGGCCCCAATATTGACCACCGTTAGTCTGCAGAATGGCTGGAGTTTCGTAGAAATTAGAGCCGCTTGTGGTTCCATATGCATTCAGCCGCACTACAAGAAAGAGAGTGAATGCATCAGCTGAAACGATATCTGACAACACAGCTGTTCCGAACGTATATGCTTCATCCGATGTGTTATCAAATGTCTCATGTGTCCCAATGGGTGCGCCATTGGAAAAAGCGTTTGCTGCCGTGCTGGTGAGCGGATGAGTCTCTGATGTGCCAGCGCTTTCAGTTCCTGGAATGCTTGCAGCCAAAAGTTTGTCGCCTTCCAGATCAAGAGTCCAGGCAAATGCAGCAAAAACAAACGCAACAGGGATTCGACTCAAGCGCTGGCGGATGAACTGTAGACCGGTGTAAATAAGGCTTATTCTCATATCAATACGGCACTCCATTTGAGCCAAAAACAAAAAAACCAAAAGGTACTGCATTGTCATCTGAGGGGCGAAGTGTTTTTCTAGCTGAAATGTAGTCTGTGTCCATGTCGCTTGTCATTAGTTCACCATGTCCTGTGGTTTGTTCATGGAATGGACCACAAACTGGTGCAGTTCCGGTCCCCTCCTCTGAAAAGGCAAAGCCCGGTTGCAAGAATTCAGAGAACCGAACAGGGTCGATTGTTGGCAGCTGGCTGGAGTTCACAAGATCGGCACTTTGAATGCCTCCCTGAACGGACGATTCGTGGATTGCCTGATAGTATTCTTGTTGTGGTGTCGCCGGCATATCTTCCGAAAAGCCAATAGTGTCAATCGCCCAATGAGAATCCTGGCCCAGATTTAGCGGCGGGGACTCTTGGGAGTTTGGGAAATACCCTTGTGTTGTTTTCCCGATACCTTCCGAGAGATATTTGTCATCTGTGATCTCAACACCTTGGCGGCGGGAGTTGTATGCGCTTAGATCTTGGCGACCTTGCACAGCAGGAGACCTAACGGCCACTGTGTCGTAAAATGGTTTCATTAGTAGCGCCTCACAATACCAGCAACGCTTTCCAGGAGAATGGAGCCATCAAGGTTCTGACGTCGTTCTGCGGGCAAGAACGCCTCTTCATCATAGTATTTCATCCTGAACCTCTCAAGCGCATGGCTTCGAATGACATACCTCATCCCAAGGTATCGAGTCTTTGCAGGGATCAACTGGTCAACAAAGTGGCCAATGTTTCCGTCAAGCCACCGGTAGAAGTAGAAAAAAGCCTGCAAATCAAGATCGCTCACAAACCTTGATGCGTGGATTTTTCGAAGTTGGTCAAGGGCCGGATAGCTCTCTTCTTGTGAGGAGATCCTGTGGCCAAGCGAGTCATCCAGGCTAGTTAGCCCCCCAAACATCTTGAAGATGTCTTTATCTACGCCATCCGAAATGCTAATATCGATTGACAATCTAGAGTCATCTACTGGCGACTCTGATTTAGGGATGCTATAAACTGGAGCGAGCGACGCAGCTACAAACTTTGCTGATGCAAGGTTTTCGGCATCTTCATAGCTGCGCACACGAACCTTATTTTCGTCCACAGATTCGTCATAGGAGTGCTCCAAAAGCGAATCGTGCACGATATGGCTGGAGAACACTGTTGTTGACGGGGCGAAGCCAGTCCCCGTGGTGACAGCCTGCGGAAATCGATACAGGCTTACATTTCCTCCGCCGTCGGCGGCCACTTCATCTTGATCTGACGTCAACTCAAATTTCAAGTTTTGGAAGCTCCCGCTTTGGTCGCCATTGACAAATCCGGTGAGCGGGTTTGAGCTTCCATAAGAGAAGATGTTTTTAGAGTGTTCTGACCACTCCTCGGCACTCAATTCCCGGCCCCAGACGGCCACTCTGGCGAGACTTCCGGTTGTCGACACGTACTTTGCCATCGGCAGCGCAGCGGGCGTTCCTAGGCCCATTGTGTTCGAAATAACGGCCGTGTCCGTTCCGACCTGCAGGAAACAACCGCTCGCATTATTGGCGCTAGACTTGTTCGAGAAGAAGTCTGCAGAGGGGGTGCGACTGTAGATCTGGAAGGCTTCCTTCTGTACTGTCAGATCGCCCTCGCTATACTGCGCTGCTCGAACGAAAAACGAACTAGATACTGCAGCGTAGTCTGAAAGCGTAAGGTCGTCTCTTCGGCGCCCGAACGACAAATTCCAAAGCTGGCCATCGTTAATGTTCACGTCGAGAGTTTGCTGAATGATGGAGCCGGATTGTGGACTCACAAACAAGTGTAGCTGCGAACCAGACGATACAAGATTTGCGAGTAGGATTCTGCCATTGCTACCTGTGCTGTAAAGCCTGGCGACGCTGTTTTGCGAAGAGCCACTTGCAAACCTTACATTCGCTTCGACAGTCCAAGAGCCACTCAGAGACAACCCATCATTCACGTTGTTCGAAATGAAGCCACTCCCAAATGGAACAAAGCTTCCAGCAATTAGCGGCGCACCGGGCTGAGTGCGAGACTCGCTCAAAAATTGTGATGTGACTTGTCCGCCCAACAGCTGCAATTCCTTGATCTCTTTAACGTGAGTGGACCGGCGGCCATCGAGGCTCTTTTCTGTGGCGCCACCATACTCACGAACCCGAAACGAGGTGTCGGGGTCAATTCCGATGCTTCTGAAATACGCCTTAATGGAATGGATCGTCCCCTTGCTTGAGATGATGTCATCAATATTGAAAAGGAGTCTTCGCAAAAGCTCGGTCTTGATACTTTGCAGCGACTTTTCAGCTACGGAGCCGTCATCAAGCACCCCAAGACCGTCCACATATTGAGATAGATTTGCGTCCGCAAAAAAGTCGTTGATGTTGAAGCCAAGATCATTGAGCGCATCAACAAGAAAAACAGATGGTGTAGGCGCATCCGCCCCCAACTCTGTATTGCGAACAGCCGAAAATGCGTCCGTAAAAAGCTTGATTTCATCAAAGTATTTGGCCCAGAAGAACAAAATGCTAAGCAAAATTTGTGTACTTCCAAGCCTCGACTTGCGTGGGCCCTCTCCAGTGAAAGGATCTGTGATTGCTCCGAACTCGCCAGACTGCCCATCTTGTAGCTTACCCAGGGCCAACATGTGCGGGGGAACAAGCTTTGTGATAAGGTTTGGGTTTACTTCATCAAACAGCGTTGCAGCTCCAAGCAGTGACGCATTCAATGAAGATACTCCGCTGAACGCAGGAAACAAAACAGGGTTTGACCTGCTTGATTCGTTTGCAAGTGTCCCACTTACACGCTGCGAAAAAGCAAAGTTGCTTACATTTGAGTGATGACCTTTACCTGAATAATCCAACAGGAGCGAGTTTGGGGCCACCGAGTCTTGCGAAACGAAATAGTCAGACGGCTCATTGAATCTGAAATTAAGGGCAAGGGCGGGGGTGCCATAGACGCCCCTCTCTGCTGTCAGGCTCAGCTGCTCTGCTGTCCGAGGTTCATGCCAAAGGCGAAATTCATCTACGACACCAGAGAGTGTGGCGGTTGGCGTAGATGCCACGCCATTGACCGAAAAGGTGGTCCCCGAGCCAATCAAGAGGGGCGCCCCTGATGTGTCAAGGCCTGATTCGACGAGCGAACCTGTGACAATTTGTCCGCTGTGGTAAAAGCCTAGAACCCCAGACGCATTACGAATAAGCCCAACATGTTCGTCAGACCCCTTAGGGATTTGACCATAGACTCTTCCTGTTTTTCCGCCTGCAACGTACTCAAGGCCAATAGTCGCAATGGATGGCGAAGAACTAGCCGACAAAAAACACGTAAGTGAGTCTGACGCTTTTGACTTTTGTGCAATGATCTGCGTTGTGTTTGCGGATGCTGGCACATTGATATGGAACTCAAGGGCAAACGACCCTGTTGGATTTAGGGCCGGTGCACCAGAATCCTTTGAGAAGATAGCATCATGATCGCCTCCTGTGAAATCACGAACCGAGACGAAATTTGTGCCATCAAAAAGCAAAGCACCAGTGGATGTCGGAAAAGAATCAAGCACGTGCTTCTCGAAGCCAGTTAGTGCATCAAGAAATGCATTTACTTCTTGTTCAGTCCCATCAAATGGGAACTTGTTTATGATCTTATCGAAGGCAACGCTTGTCTTGGCTGCAGCTGAATTGAAGAACGTGTGGTTCTCGAATTTCGACCAATCGATATCAAGCTGTTGTGTGCTTTTCAGCCCAGTGCTTTCTGGGCTATAGCGAAAACTAATGGCATCGTTGTCATCTGTGCTCGCCGCCAACTCTGCGCCTGAAGTGGACACAATCTTCCCACCTTCAAGTTTGAGACGAATGATGTCGTCAGAGTTGATCTGACTTGGCAAAAAAGAGCTTTTTCTCATGTGACAACCCTGAACTTCGCTGATGCATTCCGGAAGACCTGCTGACGGCCCCCGTCAATCACCATGATATCAATCACATATGACTGCACCGGGGGGAGAGAATCTACCCAGAGGTCAAAATATAGGAACTCACCGTCGCAAGAAAGCCTAGTCGAGTTAAACTCCGTATCAAACGGAATCACAACTTCGTTGTTGTGGGCATTTCGGACACTAAAATGAGTCTCAACGTTAAGGGTTTTTGAGACCAAAGGCACCCTCAAAGACCGAACATATGGCTTCTGCATGTCCTGCAAGAACACCAAAGGCCTGATGACGTTCCCCCATTGGTATTCTTTTGTGATGTTTGCAATATTCACAGAAATTCTGCGAGGGAATGTTGCATTGCTGGCAGCTTGAGATTGAACATCTAGAGTGCCCGAAGAAAACACAAGCGTGGAGTTGGCCTCTTTCCAGGAGTAGTCAAACGTGATCGATCCACTGGCATTCGCTTCGCCCAGAAGGTTGGTGTTGGTGAGCAAGACGGTTCCGGAGGCCATGTACCCCCCAGTCGTAAATTGCGACCCAGAAAAGCTTGTGGAGAACGCACCAGAGGAAAGTCGAGCAGACAGCTCAAGAGACAGGCAAGCAGATCCCGTAAGGTAGCTGCCTGAAGCCCCTACAAGGTTGACAGGGGCTCCTTGACGGTAGTTTTTCAGCTGAAGTGAGAATGGGGTACCGAAGTAGAACTGGGAATCAACAACATCCGATGTGTCGTAATGCATGTTGATTGTTGGGCGTTTTTGCGGGTCGAGCGACTGAGCACTCCCAAAACGCTTTACAAAATACGAATGGTCATCTGTCTCATGGCTAGAAGAGAGATATAGTGCAATTCCATGATCAGGCAAATTACCTGTGTATGTTCCGCTGACAAGCTTTGTGATGTCGATTTTTAGATCCTCATCACCAATCCGAAAAGTCTGTTTGCACTCTGTGTTGCCAAAAGCGGCGGAAGTAATAACGTCGATGCCCGGTGCACCAGCGGCACCTCTGACGGAAGCGCCCTCCCCAAACCAAGGTACGGGCGTGCCGCTTTCATCTGTTGACGCCGTCAGGTAATTTGATGCATCGGAATGGCTGTAGTAGATGGTGTCTAGCCCAGTCCCCTCGTCCCAAGAATGAGAAAGAGGTGCGGCGACGATTGTGAAATTACGAGGAGTTGTTTGTCCCCCATACACATCTTGCAAACTCAAAAAGCATTTGAAATTTGGTGAGTTGACGTCAATATCTCCATCATCAATGTGCTGAAAAATGGCAGAGTAGTCTGGGCCCAGGAGAATCCGAGTCAGCTCAATGCCAGCGGAGCCCGTAAGCCCATTTTGGCCATAGAGCTTGTACAGATCCAGGGTGCCCGCCAAACCAACATTTGATCCTGTTTGCGGCACCCCATCAATGTACTTGTTGGTGACGTATGTGTCTTTCAGGATTGGTAGTTTTCGAAACATTTCAGATGGCCCTTCCGGCAATATCGTTGTCTAGGTATCTGACTTGAAAAATGCCGCCGGGAGGTGGCATATACATTCCCCTGATTGTGTTTGTCTTTGGGTCGTGATACGTTTGAGAATACTGAAGGCCAAGCTTCGTGTTGACATTATTGGCAAACTCAATTCGTGGCACAGAGATGACTCCGGTTACTGTGCGGAGTTGGTCTCTTACTTCATCAACGACAATCGGCTGATCGATTTGGAAGTTTTTTTGGTCGAAAAACTCCTTGAGCTTGACGACACACTCCTGCAGAACAAGCTTTTTGTTCATGGATGGATCAGATACGATATCGAACTCAATCCCAATATCGACGATTTGGCCGTCAACAATATCGATGCCATCGTTGCTCAGCCTATATGCTGAAAGGTACTTGGCAAGGTTGTTTTTGAGCGTGTCTGAGCTTGTGACAAGCTTTCCAGTTGCGTCACGGGACACAATGTGGACCTGCACAGATAGAGGGCTGTTGGGATTACTCCTTGCGGCTGCTCGATACACTCGCCCAAAAGATGCTGGCAGGGAGTACACCCGAGCAATCAGGTCTGCTTTCGAGACAATGCGCTCTTGGCCATTTCGGGCCTGCAGAACCACTGAGCGAAGCTCGTCAATGGTTGGGGCATCCTCGCCGCCCTCAGATCGTGATAGGTTGTTGACGTCCATGGAAACACGAACAGCAGCTCCCTTGAGGACATCGACAGCGCCAGCAAACCTTAGATTCAGTAGACTGATGGTATCGATAGCATTCGGCTCAACATTGTGCGACAAACCACCTCCAGCTCGATACCTCACAGTGAGAACGCAATTCTCATTGGAGATGCCAAGTGTCGAAGCACTTGTTAGTTTTTGAGGATCTAGCCTTGTTCGGCTGAAGGTTTTTTTACCGTAGAGCGGAATTGCAAAATCAGAAGGATCTGGCAAGCCTGCCTCTGATTGCGTATCACTTGAACCGCCAAAGATAAGAGTCGTATACCTTCCTTCGAGCGACGTGTCTGAGACAAAACGATATGGCGCATTAACGATCTTGAGGGTTGCCGGACAGATATCAGAATCGTATTGAGTGTTTGTTGCGCTTTTGAAGACTGTGTTTTGCGTCAAGCTTCCAACTTCGTAATAGACGTTGCCATCGGAGTCGTAAACGGATTCAATTGCCGTCACATTGGGGGAACTCAGGATGATGCGACGGAAAGGCTCAAAGGTGCCAATGCTGAATGTGTCCGTGAACGTGTTTCCTGAGATGCAAACACCTTCTTTGCGAACAAGAAACGTAAGAGGGTTATTTTGGCCATCTCGCTCAAAGATGGTGTAGTTGCATTTTGGTGCGCCAAAGTTGTCAAGAAGCGTGAAATCCACATCTTCTGTAAGCTCAAAGGTGGTGCCATTGCGGGCCTCTACCTTGGTGCCCTGTCCAATAATTGGCAAAAGGGTCAAATCTGGGTAATAGACACCTGAATACAGCGCAGCTGGAATCTTTGCGTAAAATGTGATACTGGCAATTGAAGGCGCTGAGCCAACAATCTTTACGCCAGAACGACGCAAGTGGCGCTCAATGTTTGTGGTCTCTACAGCCCTCTCTGGGTCCAACTCGGAGAACTGATGATCCAAATAGAATGACAGGTTGTCGCCAATGTATGCGGGAAGCTCAACAAGCATGCCGCCAAACGAGTTTTCAGAAAAGTCAAGGTTCTGATCTCCAAAATACTCTCGGGCATACGCCTCAAGGTCTTGGCGGAACGAATTGAAATCTTTGTTGAGGTAGCTGCGCAGCCTCAGGCTGTTTTTTTTGTTTTTTGTTGTCATGAGACCACCTCGAAATACACTTCAACCATCTCTTCTCTAATGCCAAGATCCGGAGCACTATAAGACAGCAGTAGCCGCTTTAGGACATATGGTCCGTGCTGCTTTGAGGCGCTCCACGAAAAAGCCTCCAGCTGAACAAAGCTCATCCACTGGCTGACACCTTCAGCGATCCTGGCAGCGGCTGCCCGTTGAAATTCTTCATCCGACAAGTTGCTTTCTGCGAGAAGTTCTCGTAGATTGCAACCATAGTTGAAGCTACCAAGCCTCTCTCCGTGGTTAGTCATCAAGAGGTTCTTTAGGTTGTCGGAGATCTGATCCTTGGATGTTCGGTTCATGGCAAGAAAAGACTCGTTACCAAGAGCCAATGGCATTTTCACGCCGACAAATGGAAGGTTGACGGCAGATTCTTTCCTTTTCTGAAGGATGTCTGCCGTCTTTTTTCCGGAGCTTTTGAAGCTAAAATTGCTTGACGTCATGCCGCATTAACTAGCGGCGCCAGTCACCAACGTCTCCACGACCGCCCGAGATATGGGGCCAGAGCCAATACAAATCGCAACAGCTGTGGATGCGCTTAGGCCCACCACATATTCCAACAAGAAAGTGATATATGCCGTTTGAAATGCACATGGGTTTCCGCCAAGCCCAAGTGACAAAAACAGATTCAGCACAGGGAGGCTAAGCAGGTCAAGGATAGCCTTCCCGATTGATGGCGGCGACGGAACTGGCAGAAGTCCAGAGACAAGACCCGTGATAGAGTCAAGACTGAGAATCTGCAATAGGATTTTTGGGATCTCAAGAAATAGTTCCGGAACAACTGAAAACGATAACTCTATTGTGGGAACAGATGGAATAGACGGCAAAGGCAGCTGCGGAAGAGGCGGAGGAATTGCCAGCGTCACGATCCCCTTTCCGAATTCAAGAAGGTCTGGTAAGTCAATACCATATTTTTTCGAAAGCTCTTCGAGCTTGATCGCCAACGCTGGGGCTGGCAGTGACAAAGCAAGCGTTAGCTCCAGCGTGAAAGATGGGATATCTTGAAGACTTAGACTGGGTGCAACAGAGAGCGGATCAAATGCCGGGAACAACAGAAGCTGTCCTTGAACATTGCATGAATCCGTGATTGCTTGCAGCACAGGACGAAGAAGAACGCTTTGGAACCTCCCAGTGGGATCCAGAATTCGCTCCTTCTCGGCGTCACTTAGCGCTTGTCCGGCCTCGAAAAAAGGAGCCCCAGGCAACGGCACTCCCAACACACTTGAAAGCTTCGAGGCTCTATATCCAGCCTCTGTAAGCTGGATGATTCCCTCTGCATATCGCTTCATCTGCTCATCTGTGATTTTACCCGATGAATCAAGAAGGCCGGTTCCAGCTGGACCATGAATAGGAGACGACAGCGCCATGGCTCAAACAATCAAAACTTTCTTGCTGAATTCACCATTTACGCCGCCGGCGCCCATAGATGCCCCAAGAGTATCAACAAGCGGCGGGGAGGTCACGACGCCCGCCGCCGCAATAGCCACTGGGGACACAAGGATCGCTTTATTTGCTTCAGTTCCTCCAAGTTTGACATATCCAGTTCTCGAAGGGATGAACGTAATATCATTGCCATCGAGAACAATGTAGGATGCATCCTCGTCTGGTGTGTCAGCTGACAGCTTCACCATGAGCGTGAGTGTCTTTCTGGCGATGATCCTGGCGTGGTCGGTTTTCAAAACAATGGAGCCGCCGGAATCCACAGGAGAGACCCCAGGAGGGCTGATCGAGAAGCGAGTGTCTAGTTCGGCGTCCTCACTCAAAAGAAGCCTAGAAACATCGTTCTCGTAGTCTGGCAGGCCCTCTCCGGCACGCTCTTTACCCTGCCTCTTATCCAGTTCCGGCTCACCCATGGAGTTGGTGATTTGCGCTGGCGCATTTGAAGCGTTTGAATTTGTCCCAAATCCAGCGACAAGCTCCACAATTGAGCCATTTGGTCGATCTTTACTTGGCCGCTCTGTGAATTTTCCAGAAGTGACCTCGCCGAGTTTGCTTCGGTCTGAGCCCACCAACACAAAAGAGCCCTCACTGCCACCCAACAAAAAGTCCCCGGGGCGCTTCCTCATCCTGGCAAACACTCGGCGCTTAACGAGCGGATTTGAGCGAATCAGTTCTTCATACGAAATCTTCCCATATTGAGAGTTCAAGCTGGATGTGGAACGGTTGATAGAACCTTCTCTTGATTCGGTGCCAGAGGAAAAAGTGGGAGAGGTGAGCTGCTTGCGGTCAACATCACCAGCACGAATCGCCTTTGAGGACTCATGGTGCTTTCGGTCAGCGTGCGTATGTGAAAGGTCATCGGCGTGACGAGGTTCAGTGATGCGCCCCACCCAATACCCAAAGTCAACATTAGAGGAGCGCTCGAAAAATACCCAGATCTGCTCCCCTGGCTTGATCGGAAGCCGCAAGTGTGGCTGATGGAATGGATAGAGGAGCATCGGCTTCTCAAAACCATATCCAGCCACACTAGTTGGTTGGGCAATCACGGAATCGAAAGGGCAAGACTTTACGAGATCGATGTTGATGCCGTACTTCTCAGACAGTTCCTGAAGAGAGTCCACCTGGGCAACCGGGTCGGAAATGACCTCAAGAACCACATACCTTTCGTATGGGGAACCCCCGCCAGAATTGATCTGAGTGGATTTCTGTGCAATGTGCTGCGCAAAATCCTGCCCAACTCTATTCTCCGCAATAGAGCTGCCAGGTGAACTCAAGTTGCTCATTTTGACTCTCGTCGACGGTCTCGATCCCGATCTCGATCCAACATGTTGTAGAAGTCATCTGCGTTAATGTTCTCTGGAGTCTCCTCATTCGCCTCAAGGGCGCTGGAGACGATCTCACATAGACGCATCACTTGGTCGTTTGATTTTGTTAGGCGCTCGATGTATTTCGCAATTGTTGGGCCGTGAATAGAGTGCCCAGCTGGGTCATCTAGGTTCTCGGTGATGCTTTGGTACATCATGAAAGCAAGTTTTCTGTCTCGAACGGCATTCGAATAGATGTCCTTCCAAAGGGTTTTCTTTTGGTCTTTGACCGTTGCCATAGAATCCACAAGTCTATGGAAGGACAGGATCTTGTCTTCGATATCGAGATAGTCCTCTGTTTTGTTAATCAGTGTTGTCATAGCTCTAGAATCTCTGCTCTTTTTTGCTTGTATGTCTTTCGAATCTTCTGGAGGATGCCGCTTAGCTGCTTTTGTGAGCAGCCTGAGATTTCACGGACATAAAGAAAGGTAGCGCTCTTGTTGATGAGCTCAAGATTCTCAGATGTCTCAAAGAGTTGGATCATTGCGTTCACAGCAGCAACCTCTTGTGCGTCTGTGAATGTGGCGAGAAAACCCCGAAGCAGTTGAACAACACCACTGGTAATTACGCCCTCTTGCTGACGGGGCACATCCTCATCCACGGAAGCTTCCTCAAGCGTCTGTAGGTCCGCTGGGTTCATGAGATCGGGTGAGCTTAGCGAAACCGTTTTTCTGGCCCTTTGGAGCCTTTGCTTGGTTCGAATGATCAGCCAGTTTTTGGCCACAACATTGAAGTACGAAAAAGCGGCCGTCCCCTTTGTGGGATCGAACTTGTGGATTGTCTCATAAAGAAAATGCACGCAGTCGCTTTTCATCTCGTCAGCAGTTTCCCCAATTGGGTTGAACTTATGTACATTGACAAGATTGTCTACAAGAGTCTTGAATGCTGGCATGATTCGAGTGGCGTAAAGGGTCCGCCGCTCCCGAGTATCATTCGTTGTTGTCTTTGCGTATGCCACAATCGCATCTTGCGTATCGGCATTGAAGTACATCTTTGAAGGGTCTGTCTTGCCCTTTTTGCGCTTCAGGATTCTTTTTTGGTATGTCGGGTCACTGCTGGCCATTGTTGCCGTCCTTTTCACTTTCGAGTGCGTCAAACTCAATGGCCAGCTTCTCAGCAACACCGTGGATAGACGCAAGTACATTTTTCATTTGGCGGTGGACGGATCTGACCACAGGATCATCCGTCACGAGAGGGGTCTGCAGGAGCTTCCAAATGAAGTTGTAGGAGCGATCGAACTCCACTAGAGCATTTTCAACTGCAAGCTCTATGCTAGTAATCTTTTTGGTGAATCTCAACAAGGCAATGACGCAAAATACATTAGCTGCAATTGACACCAAAAGGAGAAAGCCGAGGACGAACAGTGTAATCATAGAATACCCTCGAACGCCTGGTCGTATGCCTGAAAGATCGCAGTTGAGGAGTACTTCGCTTGCAGTTTTTCAGAGAGTTCGGTTGCCCAAAGCTTTGGGGTTTCGTACTTATCAATTACCTTTTCGCAGCGCTTCAAGAACTGGCTGGGGTCAACATCCGCCCATCGAGCGCCCGGGGGCTGAATGACGTTGTCGATCTTCGACTTCGGGACATGCTTGAGTTCGTACGGGACATCCACAAACTTACCCAGCCGCAAAAACTCACAATGGGCGCTCCAGTTTGTGGCAATAACGGGCAGACCACAAACAGCTGCCTCAAGGATGGGCAAACCGAAACCCTCTCCGTGGGTTGTTGTGACAAGCGCTTTGATTTGTGGGTGGCGATAAAGTCCAGACATTTCTTGATCGGATAGTCGACCGTGCACAAGTTTGATTGGCAACCCTTTCGGGATATCCTTAAGCGCCAACTTAATAGTGTCCACTGTGTCTCTCTTGTCGAAGACGGTGTCTCGACCGCTATTAAGCTTTACGACAAGTCCAACATCTTTTCGGGCGGAAAAATGCCTAGCCATCCAGCGAATAGTCCGAATGATGTTCTTGCGATCAGACGTAATGTCTCCAGTGATCTGCCCGACAATCAGGAAATTAAAATCCCGCTCAAGCCGTAGATCGATTGGGGCTGGCTCCAAAAATGCCCCTGAGAAAGATTCGGGCACCAGCCTTGTTCTTTCCGAGAGGTGTGGCTTAGCCATCAGAAGCGGCATTGATGCGTGTGCGCTTGGTGTGATGATCCGATCCATGTCATCAGCGGCCTTAAGCCAGGATTCTGACCAGCGATCTGACTCGTTCCCTGCGGTCATCCCAACATTGATTGCACAGCGCTTTTGCCACTCGCTTGGGACGGTAAGCTGAATGCTGACATCTGTATTCTTTTGAGGGCCAAGGAATGGCGTAAACTTCTGGAAGTCTGGCCCTGAAATGATCCATGGCGTGATACCCCAATTCGTGGAGTGAATAGACAGTTGAATCTTCCCCTCCTTGTGTTTCTCCACGAGATAGGAGGCGATTTGGCGAGCATGAACGCCATACCCAGAGCGAGTAAGCACTGGTGCGACGAGCTGAACATTTTTCATTGAATATCCTCCACCGTCCAGTTTGGGCGACGACTCTTCCAGCCCTGCAAGGTCTTCTGAATGGATTTATCCCAATCAGAGATCATTTTGCCAAATCCGTATTCGCTCTTTGCGTATTTCATCGCCACCTCACCAATTTTAGCTCGTTCGGCTGGCGATTTGTTGTACATCTCCAAGAAGGCGTCAGATACATCATCGAGAGAAACCATGTCCTGCACAATATGAGGACACTTGATGTTTCCGATAAGGTTCTTCACCACGGGCTTCAGGGCAACGCCATTTACGGTTCCGTCATATGGGTTGATCACTTGCCTTGTTAGGCCGCCTGTGGTGTTCGAAATGATTGGCACACCACAATACATCGCATTGAGTGTGCCAAGACCAAATCCTTCGGCGTAAGAGATGTTTACAACAACATCTGCCGAGTTGTAGATCTGGCACATCCCGGCGTCGTCTGGAGTGGAGACTTGGAAAACGATGTTGTTTTGTAGACCAAAGCGCTCCGCCAAAAGATCAATGCGCTGACCTTCGTGGTCAAGGGGGTCACAATGCATTACAAGCGTAGCTTTGCGGTGGCCATGTTGGGCCTCCAGCTTATCAAGGAACATTTTGAATGCCCAAACAACGTCCCCGGGGCGTTTTCGGTGTGCATTGCGGTTGACGAACAAAACGACAAAGTCCTCTTCCCGTCCAGGCGGAAGAAGATGTCGGCGGACCTCAAGCTTGAATTCTGGCGCTAGCGGTCTATAAAGCCCGTCCGGAATGGCGTGGGGGATATAGTTTGTCGAATCCGGATGAAGGCTCTTTACAAACTGGTATGTTGGGTAGTTGATGCAATTGAACAGGTCAACAGACTTATACAGCTGCGCATTGAAGTCTGGCGGAATCTCACATTGATCCCAAAGATGCCAGTACGCAACAGGCCCGTGCTGGTGAAACTCATCGTGATTCAGGAACACGCTTTCGAAAAAGCGAGGATCCGTAAACAGGATGGTGATATCTGGCTTCAGTTCAGCAAGAGCCTTGCGGTAAAGGTCAATATTGTTGAAACCATCCATCGGCTTCACGGAAATGTCCGGGCCGAGATTGATGATATCGTAGTTTTGGTGCTTGATTGCAGCGCCAAGCTGAAAGATCTTGTAGCTTCCAGTCGCAGCGAGGCCTTGAGCCAGGTATCGAGACTGAATCCCAACACCCGATGCTCCTGTCATGTTATCAGAGATGAGGAGGACTTTTGTCTTTGGGGCGACCACCGTTCAATTGTAGTACACTCGGACAAGCGGGCGTTTCTGCGAACTCACAGAACTTACAATTGGATTCAGAGCGACGCTTAATCGCCATACCACGCTCCATCGATGCAATAAAGTCACCAATCTGCTTCTGCGCCCTGGTTGTAGGAACTGGGCCAACCGACACGGGAATGAAGGTATAGAAGTTCTTCTTCTTGCTCTCTCGAAGAATGGTGATATATCCGCAGCGAATTTCTTTTGCGTCAATACCGAGATCTACTACTTTTTGCAGCCAGAACTTCTTGTAAAGTACTAGCTGATATGTGACGATTGGATCACGAAGCTTTTTTGCATCCCAAGGCCTCGATGTAGTCTTCCAGTCCAAGAGCCAAACTTCTTTTTTTTGCTCAGGGTTCTTTTTGCTGGGCTTTTTCTTGCTATCTGCTACGATCACAAGATCAACAAAGCCCTTAAAGCGGAACTCCTTTCCACCATTGGAGTGCGCCGGCTCATACAGTTCATCCTCGGCCCGTAGGATCTGCCAGTTCTTGAATGTCCTATCCAGGAACTCAATGGATAGCTGACCAATCTCAGAGATTTTTTCCACCAGAGCCTCAATGTCGAATTTCTGAAGTTCTGGCACCTTCTCTACATTCTCCATGAACCACGCATCATTTTCAGTGCGCCAGGCTTGGAGCCGCTGTCGGCAGATCTCCCGAGCAACAGAGTCGTCTCGTTTTGTAACAAAGCTCTCCAGGTAATCATGCTGAGCGTTCCCGTAAATCAATGCGAAGGACGGAAGCTGTTTGCCGACCTTGAGGACGTACGAGAGGAGATGGCGGTAGGAACACTTCATCCATGTGGAGAATTCAGAATAGGAAACGTGTGGTTTTCCGTTTTTGAGAACGGGGAGGTTCTGGCTCATTTGTGTCCTCGGAGCACAACGACCATCGAGTCGTGCATTCCTGCATTTTTGTTTACAGTTTCGCCGAATGTGTTCGTTCCAATGAACTTGATTCGCCCTCTGACAAATCGAATCTCCTCTGCATTGGGTTTGATGTAGTCGTGGAAGAGGACAGTGCTCGTGGAGACAGGCAGTAGCATAACCGAAGTCCGGCCCTTCTTCTGCTCTTCAATTGCCTTTTTCACAAATGCCGTCTTTAGGGGCAACTTGTAGGGGGGATTCACGAAATTCATGTTCCCCCAGTCGATGAGGAGGCCATCTGTTTCTGGCGTGATGGTTTCGGGGTCACGTAGCGGGCACGGATCAAAGTCGAAACCAAATTCTTTGTCAAGGGAGTTGTAGAATTCAGGTGGTGTTGCCCAACAATCGGAGTGGGTGAGATTTCTGTTTTTCATGCTGCCTATCTAATTGTTAGTATGGCTAAGAACGTCACCTACAATGAGCTTCGGAAACTGATTCGGGAGGAACTCTCGAAGGCGTACGAGGAGCGGGAAACTGTTCCGGCGTGGGCAAGTGATTCCGAAAAAGAAGTGGAAAAAGAACTGAAGGGGAAGATTACGGCTAGCCCAGATGCTCGTGCGAAATTCCCAGCGGAAACAAAAATGAAGCTTGTCAAAGACGAACTTCGGAAGCTTGGTTATGGCCAAACCAGGGAGCAGATGCGTACAATCACAAGCATGCTCCCCGGCTGGGTTGCCGACACAGATCCTGTTCAGGCATTTCTGAAGTCACCTCACGAAATGGCGGCTGAGTTTGCCGAAGAGTTCTTCAGCTAGTTTTCTTGGTAACGGCTCGCCCCTCTAAGGCTTCCCAGTCTTTGGAGGGGCGGACCTCTACATTCTTTTCCCAAGCGGCTTTAAGAACAAGTGGGTTGACGTCAAGTGCTTTCGCTAGCGAGATCAGGGCGTTGATGTCTTTCGGGAAACATGAAAGCGAAAAACCAAACAGGGGGTCACCCTTAGCATCGCACTCAAACGAAGGCACGCTCCAGTGCGATCCGCCGACACGAGGATCGAGCTTAACGCACTCAATGACCCGGTCGTAGTCAATGTCGACGCCGCCGGCAGCTAGCTTTGAGCAGATTTGGAAGATCTCATTTGCAAACGAAACTTTCGTTGCAAGAAAGCAGTTCGTGACATACTTTGTCATTTCTGCATTTGCGGCAGAGGTCTTCACGAAAGCTGCATCTGGGAAGATGCCACGTAGTTGCGCCTGAACACGATTAACAGCCTGGCGAGGGCCGCCCAGGATGATACGTTTTTGTTCTCGAACATCCTTCAATGCGTTCGCTTCTGTGAGGAACTCTGGGCTGAAAACGATCTGTAGACTTGGGAACTCCTGAGAGAGCCTAGCCGTTGTTCCTGGGGGCATTGTGGATTTGATAACGGCAATGCTGCCTGCCGATAGGCCCTCTAGGGCGCTGTGCACATACGACAGGTTGCAGCTGCCATCGGGGTTCATTGGGGTGGGGACAGCAATGAAATTGATGGCCGGGGCGAGCTTACCTTGAGTGCTCATTGGGTCACTTAGTGAGTGGCACCCCAGCTTGTGGCCAAGACGTTGTGCGACGCCGAGTGCGGTGTCCATTACGATGACATCGTAGCTGCTCTTAGACCGCTCCGCCAGCACCGTAGCCCACGAAGATCCTACAAACCCAAGACCGATAACGCCGAATTTTGCCATTTGTGGAATATTAGCATGCAGCTATGGTGGCTTCTAGTCAAATCAGCACAGAAACGGCAAAGTCCCTAGGTTTAATTTTGCGGTACGGCGTGCAACCAGGCTCCGACCGAAACTCAACTCCAAATCCCATAAATTGCTCAATGGGAGTTGTTTGGGAAAAAAACGAATCGGCGTAACGAAGAAGGTTCACAACATGCTCTACGGAAGCCTCCTCCATGAACACCTCGTTCTTCTTTTTTTTACCTGATGGGATCTTGCTGGCGCTTAGCAGGCAAATCTGGGCCTCTGGGTTTTGCGATCGGATCAGCTGAATGTCTTCAATGGAATAGTCTGGCTCATCTACAAGAATGAGCTGCGATTCTTCACTGCAGTCTTCAGGCCACTCATCGATCATTTTATCCGCAAATGACCAAAGGTCTTTTGTTGGGCTCAGATGAGTGATGATGTCAGCTTCGCACGGGAAATCAACTGGCTGGTATCCCATCATATCAAGAAGGGTAACCAGCTTTACAAATCTTGCGCCAGCTGGCGTTGTTGTGTCTAGGCCGGAGAAGTCACAAGATTTGTAAAATACCTTCATGTTACGCCCGCACGCTCAATTTGGCAATTCCTTGCCGAAGCTCTTCAGCGAATACGGAATCCGAAAACAGCCCTGCCACAAGGCGCAGCTCGGCTGGAGGAAGCTGATCCACAAGGACTCGGTCATAAACATGCTTACCTCTTGTAGAATGCTCCCAATCCTCTGGGGCCGGAAGCTGCACTACATTAGATGAAATCTTGATAGATTCGTAGATGCGTTGCGCCAAGAACTCACATGTTTTCCGTGAGATACCAGTGCGATTCATGGTCTCGCCAATGGTCTGCAGAATTGTGTCGTAGATATCCTCAAGCGTTTCTTTTGTTGCATGTTGGCCAGCGAAACCAGAAACCTTGAGGTTTAGGTGGTAATACAGGAGGTCCATAAACCGAGGACCGCCAGGCTTCCCAAGGTCTTTGGGGATCGGAATGTGAACAGGGTTACCGTTCTTATCTGTGGGTGTTTTACCAATCATTTTCTACATCCTTTTGCGTTTCATGTGTAGCTTCCCGTTGAACATTAAGGCAAGCTGGTGGTTGTTTGAAATTGTACGCATTTGCGTCAATCCATGGAGTTCTTTGGCCGGCCCACGGAGCATGAAAGATATGACCACCAGTCTGTGAGGTGAGCTTCTTTGCCAACTCCTCAATGTCCTGATTTGTGACGTCCGTCCACTTCTTACCTGGGAAAAAGTGATTGCTTGGCTCATCTGAGCCGAACAGTGCATCCCAGTGCTTGGACCAATAATCCCTGTACAACCGAATCTTTCGATTGATGTCTAGCCAACTAAGGTGATGCACGCCGGGAAGTTCAGCTGTTACTCTGGCGAACCAATCCGAGTAATCATGCACAGCTTCCGGATTTGCAAGAAGTGCATGCTCCCTAGCGTGTGCGGCGTTTTGATCCCAGAACGTAATGTGGGGAATCCTATCACCAGTCTGCGCATCAATAGGATCGCAGCCATCCGTTCCACCCACAGCCCCTGTGGCTGTCCGCAAATCTGCGGGAACCCCATGCGTGATCCGAGGACTATTGTAGCCCATACGCCACTTCCATGGAGTGATATCCATTCGAATCTTGCTGAATCCACCCCAGTATTCCGTGACTGGCAGAGCAATCATTGGAGCCTTCGGGAAGTTCTTGGCGAGTTCAAGAATCTTAGCGCAGTCATCTTCGTGCACAATTTCGTCGACATCCATTTGCCAGCAGAAATCACTAGTGCACAAGGAACGAGCAAGAGCTTTCTGCTGGCCATCGGCTAGAGCCATCGATGCATCCACTTGGCGGCCCGTATAAACGTCGTTTGAGTGCACAATGAATACTTTGTCAGCCTGCGCCTCAAAACGCTTCCTGAGGGCTTCTAGACGGTCTAGCGTTCCATCTGTGCTGCCGCCATCGACGACAACAATTTCATCCGAAAATGCAAAACACGACTCAATGGATTGCTCGAATGGGTATTCCTGCTGCACGCAATTGCGGGTCGTGAAGTACGAAGAGATCGTGTATTTTTTCTCGGCCCGGCGAAGAGTGTCCGCCCAAAACATTGCGGGGCTTTTCAGGAGCCATTCGAAAATGGATTCGAGGTTATAGAACCAGGGCTCGCTGATGTGCTGAACAAAAGAGTTCGTGCGAATTTCAGCCCCAAGGATTTTCGCCTCGATCACAAGCCGTGGGCACGTGTCATAGCCCTGAGGCATATAGACAAGACCCTTTGCTTGTGCCAGCTCACTGAGCATTTCATCGTAACTCACACCACCAACAAGCTTGTACGGGAGATTGTTTTCCTTGCAATACTCAACCGACTTATCGGTACCTTTCACCCAAGAGTCCGACTGAAGGACAAGGTAATGATCCTTCTTGGGTGTATGCGAAAGCAGCACAATCTTTTCAAGATCCTGCTTAGAAAAAGTGCTACCCAAGACCCGCATAGGGCGGTCGACAAGGCTCGGAAATTTCTGGGCATAGTGCTCAAGCTGACCTTGAGACATAAACCAAAGTGTTTCAGCTCCGTACATGAAGCCAGAAATGAACTTACCAAGGAATCCATTTTCACAGTCGCACACGGAGTCTGTATGAGCCTGAGGGAGTCGGTGTTTGCAATACTTGTAGTCAAATTCGATTACTGAATACCGAATAGCGCCAGAGATTTTCTGAAGCAACTCAGGAAGTACCCCAGCGTAGTTACCGAATACCCAATAGGAATTCTTGTGCAGGTTAATGAGATCAGCAGTCACATCCTTGGAGTTCAACCTAAGGATTTTAGCGCCAAACTCAGACGCTGAATCCATCAGGGTTCCAAGACTAAGCTCTGCACCTCCAGTCAACTGATCTGAGAAGTAATCAGAGACAAATACGATCTGCTTCGACATAGGGGCATTTTAGCTCACCAAGCTCTGCTCATCAACAAAGTTCTGAAGCCCCAGGATCGAGCGCTAGCGAGATCCTGGATCAGATCTATCAAGCTAGATCAGTAATATCTAGATCTATTTAGCCACCACTGAGTCCCCAAGATCGAGCGCAGCGAGATCTTGGGAAAGACTGAGCATGATAGTGCTAGGTTAAGACTAGATCACTTTACCCAATACAAATTAGAATCCTAGATCAAACCTAGATCAAACCTAGATCAATCCTAGATCAAACCTAGATCAAGCTCCAGCTGCCCCATGGATCCCAAATTTGGGAACGAACGAAGTGAGTGACCAAATTTGGGATTAGCTCTAGATCTGCTGCAGTGCCCTCAGACACAAATCAAATCCCATTTCTCTACTTGTTCGCTCCTCGCTTCGCTCGGAACTCTCTCGTAGAGAAATGGGATTTGATCTTGATCTAGCTTAGATCAGATAGAGAAATAAATTGCTTGCTCGCTGACGCTCGCTCGCAATTTATAGAGAAGAAATACTCTCTGCTTGTTCGGTACTCACTTCGTTCGTACCTCTCTTGCAGAGAACAGAGATACGAAATTGCTTATTTTTAGTGTAGGATCCCTTCAGCCGGCTGTTAACCAAAAAATGCACCGATCTGATCTTTTCTCTATTTACCCAAAACAACATGAGAAAGTACCGCAAGAACAACCCACCTTCAGCTCAGGACTCTGCAGCTGCCCCTAAGCTGCCCTCAGCGCTAATCACCTCTAAGCACTCTGAGGGGGAAAAGCAGAAAGAGCTAAATGCATTGCTGAAATTCCTACATCAAAAACTCAGTTCACCTGTGTTTGATGGGGGATTTGACTCATTGCTTCAGAAGATCAGCAATATTGAGAAATCTCACTCAACAGTCCTCCAGAAAATGGAAGATCTTAGTAATATCTTGTATGAACCTGATCGTGGAGTGTTTTCACGAATCAAAGACGTTGAGAAGGTTCAGACAGAAGGAGCCAATAACATCGCAAGGAAGCTTGAAGTGATCGAAGAAGATCTTGAAGATCTCCGGAAATGGAAAGCAGAACTTGAGTCGGACTCTGGTGCTCTTACCAATGCTAGGCACGATCACAAATCAGCAAACCTAGCTCGGGAATGGGGCGGCAAGATCTTTTGGTCGCTTTTGCTAGGCATCCTTAGCTTGTTTGGCGTTTTGATCAAGACAATCTACGAGCTGACGACAAAAGCTGGTCATTGAGCTACCATTTTGGGATGGCCACAAAATACTCAGCTATCGAACCACAAGATCTGATTCAGGCAATCAATGCGGCTATTTCTGTGACAGATCTTAATAGCCCTATTGTGGGTAAGGCTGGGAGTTGGGCTGCTGGCGGCCCTCTGGCCAGTAGCTACAACATCAACAACACCAATAATCAAGAGGCTTTGGTGGTGACAGCGTGCCTTGAGCATGCAATGAATGCCGAGAAAGCAGGCCCAGGCGCCCTTCGAGCGACACTCAAGCTTGCCAGACATGCACTTTTGGGAAAGCCCGCCATCACGAAGACGACCCAGGCAATTAGACCCTCACGAGGGCCCCTGGAAGCCTCTCTAATCGATTTGTGCGGTGCCGATGCGGGGGTGGTAGCCAAACAGTTCCTGGATGCGTCTAAGGGCCTATCCCGTGTCAGCATTCAAAATGCCCGCCCCGACCTTTCCGAAATCTACATTGCGAAGACATCTGGGCACGTCTTTCACCCCCGCCAATACAGTCCTGGCGATGTGAATCTAAGCAATTGCAGGATCTTGTGCTACGACGGCCACATTCAGGACGTTTCACAGCTCGATGTTCAGCTCCAAGAGGCCTCAAAAACCAACACACCATTTTTGGTTTGCGCCAGGTCATTTGGAGACGATATCAAGAATACATCTTCGGTGAACTTTTATCGTGGCACACTGAAACTTCTTCTGTGTGAGTTCCCGCTGGATAATCCAACGGTAAACACATTCTTTGACATGTCGACAATTACAGGATGTCAAGTCATTGATTTGCAGGGAGGCCTTACCTTGCCGTCTCTGAAGTTCGAAGACTTTCCTATGTTGCAGCGAGTTGAGATTAGCAAGTTCGGCCTTGTGGTATTCGTCAACGGCAGTAGCTTCCGCACAAAAGCTAAACTCGACGAGCTGGAAGAAAAAGCTTCATCGGCAACTCCAGAAGAGGCAAAGATCTATCGTGATAGGATTTTCAGCCTAAGTCCATCACGCTGGGACATTTTGATTCCGGAAAATTCACGCAACAAAATGCTGCAGCAAAACTTGGATAGGGCCTTCAAAGTGATCCTGGCTTACAAAAACAGTGGCGCCGTGGTGCTTTCCGAGGCTGAGCGAGTGATGTTTGGCGCTGAAATTGTTCCTGCGTCAACGTACAAAGCCGCATTCGACATGAGTGCGGCCTTGGTGCGACACCTGACATCACTTTCAGGTGTTATTGTTGAGGACCTAGGAAAGTAAGCCTAGAGCTTTCAGTGTCTGGACAAGACCTTCGGCTTGTGCGACTGGAGCTTGCGGCTTTCCTGGAGGGACCACAAGCGCCGCAAATTTCTTGGACGCTGTCGCTTCCACGGCGTTTTTCACCTGAATTGCCCGAGCCGCAGGGTTACCCTCTTTGCCCTCTTTCCACGTTTTCGTCAAAAAAGCTGCCAATGACTTTTCTGCTTTTACACGATCCATCATTGCGCTTTTGATGACCTTTTTGAGTTCTGGCAATGCTGCTTTTGAAGCCAGAGCTTTCTGGACTTGGTTGTTCAAAAAGGCGTTCCACTTTTGCCGATCTGCGTAGATGAAATCTTTGAGGTACTCCGCAGCTGACTTCCCATCAATCTGTTTCTTGATGTTTGCAAGCTCCTGCAGGCTTTCCGGAAAGATCTTTTCGGCAGTGGGAAGCTTAGAGGCGTAGTCACGAACCTGTGACCTTGGGCCCCTTGTGGGCTTTGCACCCACTTCAGAACCCATTTTTTGAGTTGTGCCCTTGGCGTCGCCCACACCAGACTGAGCTTGCGCTTCTCCAGCGGCCGCAAGTTTGTCCACGGCCGCTTGTGGATCTGGCGCAGCTGCTGTCTTCCCAAAGAAGTCGCTGACTTTAGCGAGACCCTTGTAATACTGAAGATTCACATCGACTTTTGATTCACCAAGAGTTGCAACGTCTTCAACGCTGTATTTGTCGCAAACTTCATCAACCATGGATGAGATAGCAACCCCAAAGAATGAATCGTTGCCGCCTGTTGCGTAGTGCAGCAGCTTCGAAATGCCGCCTGCAACACCGCCTGAGGAAATTTGTTTGGTGGATGGCTTTAGCGCCTGCACAAGCATCTTCCGGAACGATTGGTAATTTTTCGAACCTCGCCCACCAAGAAGATCCGAGATGGTCTTTTGGCCATCTTGAAGTTTGCTCTTTTTCTCCAGTAGCCCTTTCATGGATTTCATGAGATTGAAGAAAGACGCCAGCTGCGTCACAAGCTCCAACCCTTCTTCGAGTGGGTTGCGAGTTGTTGATAGCGAAAGGTTCTTTTTGATCCAGCGAGCGATCGAGGACGAACCAATGAACCCTTGAATATCCGCCTGGGCCTTGTTGATTGCCTTGACAATATTTTGGCTTTTTTCGGCAGGAATTCGATCCTCGAACTCATTGAGTTTCTCAATTAGCGCAGAAGCCTGCCGGGCGATTTCAGGCTTGATGGCCTCAAGAAGAAGTCCATCGGATACGTATTTTTGCTCAAAGAGAGCTTTTTTGGCGCCAGTTCTCATATTGTTTACGTAGGCGCCACAGGCCTGCACTACAATAATTCCTGCACCTATGAGCCGCAATGACATCTCTCGTTTTCCGTTCGACTTCTCTGAGCTTGTTTTGACCGAATTTTCGAACAAGATGAAGGAGTCCACGCTCCCTGTTGAGCAGCAGGCCGAACTTTACTCGACACTCCAAAAGTGTCTGCTTGAGACTGCGGACCGCATGTACACAAGCCTGGATAATCGTATCACCAGTTTCGCTCAGGAGGTGGCTCAACAAGATGCCACCAAAAGCAGCGCCTCTTGAAAAGGCGGAATTGACATGGAGGGAGTCCGTCATTTCGTTGAGTGTCTTTGCCAGCCTGCTTGGACTCGTCAGCTGGAAGACACCGACGACCGTAAAACAAAGCTTTTTCATCGCTTTCCTGTCTTTAGCGTTATTGACGACAGTGGCAGTTGTGTTGAAAAGTATGTGAAATGCGACAACTGCGACTTGGTTCACAAGGTTTTGGAGGTCGGTGTTTCTGAGCCCATGAAGGGCGGCATGACAGATAGCTGGTCTGCCGTTACGAAAGAGGACGTCTCGCTCGGTCTTGGTGCAGGCATCAAAGAGGCACTTGACCGCCACAAGTGTGATGTCGCAACATACGAGCATGTAGCTTGGATCATTGAGAACTCTCGATGGGGAGAAAGCGTGATCATGACCAAGAACCGACAGGCTTCAAAAATTGAAGGTAAGCGGCTAGTGATTTTGTCGTCGAATCTTTGCAAAGTGGTTCCGTTTCTAGAGGAGATGTAAGAATGAGCACGAGTATTTTTGGCGAAACACCGCAAGAGAAGCTGGCCAAGCGCCGCACGTATTGTCGAGATATCGCAAACAGCGTTGTCAGCAAAATGCAGCTGTCTGATGACGAGGTGGTGTTTGTCGTGGAGTGCTTAGCCACGTCTTTTGTCAACCTTCAGCTCAGTCGAGCAGTCACCGAGTTGACAAAAGAATACCTTGACAAAAAGAATTTTTCGGTGGCTAAGGGTGTCACTGAAGAAGCCCTCAACAGCACGGTTCTCGGTAACCTAGAATAAAGGAACAAATGGCTCTCAACTCTAAAAAACTCCAGTCCAAGTCCCACGATCACGACCATGATGGCCCTCCCGCCGGCAGCGTGATGCAACTTAGCCACCGAATTGTCTATCTTTCGGGAGCGGTCTCGGAAGACTCTATTAGTCAAGTGATTGCGACTCTTGTCGAGCTTGCAAATCAGGATCCCACTGCCCCAATCACGCTGATTGTTTCTACGTACGGCGGTTCCGTTGACGAGATGCTTTCGCTGTACGATGTCATCAAGTACTTGCCGTGTGACGTGCACACCGTCGGCCTCGGAAAGGTCATGTCTGCAGGTGTGCTTATTGTTGCCAGCGGCAAAAAGGGAACCCGTTCTGTTGGGCAAAACACACGAGTGATGATGCACCCCATCAGCTCTGGTGCCCAGGGGACTGTTTTCCAGATCGAAGCCGAGACCAAGGAGCTTGTGCGGATGCAGCTGCAGCTTGAGAAGCTGCTTGCTCAAGAAACCGGACAGACTCAATCGGCTGTTCATGCCGCTATGCGCAAGGGTCACGACCATTACTTCGATGCAAATGAGTGCATTAAATTCGGCATTGCCGACACACTGATCTCGACGAAAGACGGACGCTGAGCCATGGCGAAAATCCTAGAGGAATTTGAGGAGCTAAAAAACCAGGTCAAGATCTGTAACCTTCTCGTGAAGAAGCTGCAGAAAAGACCAACGCTTCGAACCTCTATTGATTTTCGCAAGGCCCTTTCCCAGATTTCGAAGCAGGCGCTGCTGTTGCGGCGCCTCTTGCTGAAGCTATCCAGACAAAAACAGATGGATAAGGCGGTTCAGAAAGAAATCGAAGCCTTTGAGAAATCCGAAAGAGCCCGCAAACAAGAAGAGAGAAAGAAACGAGAGAAAGAGAACAATGTCGAACCGAACACGTTTTGAAGTAGAGGAACTTGGGCTTGACCCCAATGCGCCGCATGATGTAGCCGCATTGACCTCTAAGCGTGCCGAGCTAGAAGCCGGCCCCGCTCTGGCACCCAAGCAGGAAGTGTTTCCTGTTGAGTCGCCGCCCGCTCCACCCGAAGAGCCGCCCACTGAGGCGCCACTGCCCGAGCCGGAAGTAGCCTCCGAGACCGAGACCGAGGGAGAGGCTCAGTCTGAGCCCGAAGTGGTTACCCCCACGGAAACCCCGAAGAAGAAGCCTGCCAAGAAAAGCTGAACCTGAGCAAATTCATGAACAAGAATTACGTGCTGGACACAAATGTCCTACTCTCGGATGATGACTGCCTCGACAAATTGTGCACAGGAGGTAATCTCGTTCACATCCCGATTGTTTGCCTGGAAGAGCTGGATCGTCACAAGTCTCGGCCAGACGAAGTCGGCAAAAATGCTCGTGCAATTGCCCGGAAAATTGACGGGTATCGCAAAGAGGGCTCGCTCGCCGAGGGTATTACCTTGCCCTCGGGAGGGACGCTTCGGGTCGTCTCCTGCGACTTTGAGACCTACGTTCCTGAAGGACTCGACCCCACAAAGGTAGACAACAAGATTATTGGCTGTGCTTTCTACCTGAAGCGGGAGATTGCCCAGTGGGATCGGGAATCTAATCCCAAAATTCGGGATCGGGTTCTTTGCCTAGTTGCAACAGGGATGGACAAGGATGCGGCGCTACTCGAAGCTGTTCAACAGACGGAGGAAAGTGCTGATGTTACGCTGATCTCTCAAGACATTAACGTCCGCCTCAAATGCGACTCAGTGGGCATTCCTGCTGAAGACTACAAGGCATCGCACGTTACTGTCAAGAATGACTCCCTGTATTCTGGCGTGACCAGGATCAGTGTCGATGACCCAGCGATCATTGATCAGCTGTACTTCAATGTCAAGAAGTCCCAGAGTGCTTGTCACTCGCTCTTCCAGAACCCTGAATACGATCTCAGACCCAATGAGATCTGCGTTGTGAAGTATGAGGATGCTGTAACTCACGCCAGCCAGTCGGCAATGGTCCGTGTGTTGGACCCCGAACTTGGGACCTACAAGATCATCATCGAGCGCAAAAACCAAAACGTGGTCTTTGGTCTTTCGCAGAAAAACAAGGAGCAGGGGTTTGCGCTCGATCTGCTCTTGGACCCAAATGTCTCTTTGGTGACTCTTGCGGGAACGGCGGGAACGGGCAAGACTTTGATCGCTATTGCGGCTGGCCTGCAACAGGTTCTTGAGTCAAACATCTACACCAAAATGATCATCACTCGCCCAATTGAACCAGTGGGCAGAGACGTTGGCTTCCTCCCGGGGACCGCAGCGCAAAAAATGTCGCCCTGGGTGGCTCCAATTCGAGACAACCTTGAATTCTTGTGTGCCCCAAACTCAAAAGGTTTGGCAAGCGAAAAGAAGGAGAAGGGCGACAAGGACAAGAAGGGTTCAGCAAATAAGCCCCTTCAGCAGCCCGACAGCGAGGATTTCTCCAGGAATGCATTCGTTAACACCATGGTGCTCAAGGGGCAGATTGAGGTCGAAGCCGTTACGTTCATTCGTGGCCGTTCGTTCCCGAAGTGCTTCATCATTGTTGATGAGGCGCAGAATCTTACCCTACACCAGCTGAAGACAATCATCACTCGCTCCGGAGAGGGTTCGAAAATCGTACTCACAGGAGACCTCTCTCAGATTGACGTTTCCAGTATGGACGCTCTTAGCTCTGGATTCACTCACGCTATTGAGAAGTTTAAGGATTATCCGATTGCCGGACACATCACTTTGCTCAAGGGTGAGCGTTCAGAGCTAGCTACGTTGGCTGCTGATTTGCTATAGCCGACTGCAGAGCCTGCCCTATATTTCAATATGGCAGGTTTTCTGGACGGCAAATCTCGAATCATCGACATTGTCCTCACAAAAGAAGGTCGCCGAAAAGTCTCCCAAGGACTATTCCGACCTTCTTTTGTTTCTTTTTCGGATAGTGGAGTGGATTACGAGAGTTCGGGATTGAACTTTGGAACAGAGGCGGCTTCGAACCCGGCTGATGTACTTACTGTTGAGGCCTCTGAGAACGGATACCTTTTGACATCCGGGAATGGGCTTGACTCCACTGGAGGTATGCAGATTCTCCCGAGCGGTGAAGAACTAGACGCCACAACTGCATTTGATAAGTTGCAGGAGACTCAAACCCAAGCATTTGGCAAGCTATCCATTCTGCAGACAGTGGATGCAGCTGATGGTCAATTCAAAGTCTCACCAACAAATCTCAAGTTTGTTTTGGGCCAAAATGAAACCGCTTCTGGCGCAATCAACATCGACTCATTCCCAGGGATGTTTGAGGACAAACGCTTCAGGGGAATGAAGAACTTTATGTATCTGCCGCCAGTCAACAAGCTGACACCAGACCAGCAATCTTTGCCGCTTGGGAATTACCCGGACAGCATTGAAGATCTTGGTTCGAAATCTTTGCAGCAAGTTGTCAGCAAGGCACGCCAGGAAGGAAAGTCCAAAAGTGTCGAGTTCGGATACAAAGACACACTGCAGGCCAGACAGCAGTCAGACCTTTTGGTTCAAGTGTATGAGCTTGAGAACAACAAGTCCATTCGAAAAATGGATGTTTACAACCTGGGGTTTCTTGAAATTGACGGTCGCAAACGTGTGTATGTTGCAGGGTACGAAGAGCGAGACAGCAAAAACGTTTCGACTTTCCTTGGTGTCTTCTACTTCTTGGTGACCTGATGTTCATTGCCAAAAGAAAACTCAAAGACTCCTTCATCAAGGTTTCATCCATCCCATCTTCGGTTCGCCGTGTTGATGGCGGATACGAATTCAAATTCTCTTACACGGCGGATCACGCCTTGTTGCAGAATAACCTCCCCTTGCAAGCATCCGTGTATGTTGGCAAGACAATCGCTGATGTTGAGAGCTACTTGGCCAAGATTTCGCTGGGTAAGCCAAGTCTATCATCGGCAGACATCCCATCACCGCCCAAGCTTGTGCTTGCAACAAAAGATCTTGGAGCGACCACCTCACCTCAAAAAGCTCAGCTGCCCCAACGGTCTCCCCTCAAGATTCCCCCCCGGCCGCCGGCAGTGCACCGTCCGCCACTTGCCCAGCTGAATACGAAAATTGAAGTTGCTCAAAGTGCTGGCGCCGGCATTGACTATGCAGATCTTCTGCAGCAGAAAATCAACAACCCGAAAGTTCAGAACCCTGCAGGTCTAGTGCTTACTGCAGTCGCCCCAGCAGAGCAAGAGGTTGCTTATGTGACTGATGAATTCACGTTCGTTCTTCCTTCTGATGTTGAACTAACAGGCGGCTTCTTCACATTTGCGGTGCTTAATTCATCTGGCGTGCCAGTGCAGATTCAACAAGTTCAGTTCTCTAAAGAGGATCTCGCCGAGTTTTTCCGGAATTCCATTTCTCCACCAGAAGTATCCTATCAAGCGCTTCGTGGGGATGGTTATGGCTTCGCAAACCTGAAGCAAGTGGACATGAGCGCAAATCGTGTACTTGTTTTTCGGAAGGTGCAGTCGATGGATAAGGCTCTCAGATCTGAATTTTCCCTAGCAAGAGATCTTCCTTTGGCAGCCGGAAAAGAGACAAGGTTGAGGATTGATTCGCACTTTGGCTCGCATGTCATCTACAGGTTTTTGGCGTGTGATAACTTTGGCAACATTTCGAGCGACTTTTCTTCTGTTGTTGTCGATGCTGATCGGCCCAACAAAACGCATAGCACGGCATCTCTTTACTGCGCTGAGGCCGTAGACGGAACGAATATCTTCGTTGAGAACATCCCTAGCACAGCTGTATCCTGCACACTTTACGCCCAAGAGGGGCAGGCCAGGCTATCTGGTGACTTTAGGCTCGTTGGCTCAGAGTACATTCTCGGGCTAACAAGAAGGTTTTTTCTAGACCCATCCTCCAAGGATGGCCTGTATCGAAGTTACAAGCTTGTGATTCAACACCAGAATGGCCTATCCACAACACATTTCTCTGATACTGAGAAGTGCGTACGAAAGAAGGTTGGCGTGGGCGCTATTAAGGTTGAAAATCTGCAGGTGTCTTCCGACACGGTGTCATTTTCCCTAAGCACGGAGCTAGAGAAGAACCAGAGCGAAATTCTAAGGCAGCTTTTGAAGTCAAATGGGTATGATGAACTATTCATCCAGGAGTCGATCAATGAGCGAGAAAAGCTGAACAAGGTTATCTCGCATAAGGTATTTCGGATCGACACATTTTCGGGCGCCGTTGTTGATTTCGGTCTTGTTGCAGACAATTTTGATGATGCAACCCGTTCAGAGCTTGTTGGCGCTCCACCTGTGCGCTCCGAAGGGGGGTACAAATATCAGATTTTTTCATGTGTCCGTTCACCAGAGACCCTCTTTAGTGATTACGTAAAGACATCCAAAGACACAGGAACAGGTCGAAATTACCAATGGAATCCATCCATTTCCTTGAGTCCGCTGGCACTAAAGGGTGGAGTGAAAGCGTCTGTAAATTCCAGGCAGAGGTTGACATCTTATTCCGAAATTGACGCAGCCGCAATTGGTGTTGTGACGGATATTGATGTTACAATCCCGAAAGCGTCAGCCCGACTCACTGGCGCAACGCAAACGGAAATCTCTAAGACACAAGCTTTGTTGAAGCTGTCCATTTTGGACGGAGCCCTGGGTGTAGATCACTATCAGATTCTTGAAAATACGGAAGATGGCATCACTTCTGTTGGTAGGCTTTTTCCAGTGTCTGGTCAAAACAGCTACGCAATTACGGTTAAAAAGAAGGCGAGCAATTCCGACTTCTACATCTCTGCGGTCACAGACTCGGGGATTGGCGAAAACATTCGATTCGAGAAGAAATAATGTCTGGACTTAAAACACGATTGGGTTCCGTATCCATCGGAGGGCTTACAACGCAAGCCGTTCCGAGCGCCGTAAAGCCCTCTGCAGAAGCCCTGCAGCCTCTTTCGCCATCAAAGGTGACGATACTGCCAGCCCCCGCTGCAGCCGCTCTTGGCGCTGATTCTGTGTCATTGGTGCCCATTGCCAACCTTTTCCCTCCAGCCCCTGCAGGTGAAACACGTTTCAAGCTTCCGTCTATGGAGGCGATTGCAATTCTTCCGGGGTACCAACTCATGCCATCGCCATTGAGTTTTCTTCCAGTGGGCGACACAACCATTTCCGAGAACCAAGCAGCCAAAATCCCCATTACAGAAACCCAGACCGGAAATTTGATCTCGAAATTCCAGCCGGAGATACTATCTGTTTTTTCGTATGAGTCCCCATTCAGAGAAGAAGCAAGTACGGCCCTCTCTAGTGTGGGAGTTTATCAAAAGCTGCTATACGAAAGCAATCGAAGCAATATTGCTTTTCTTGCTAGCTGCCTTGAGTCATCCGCCGATAAAGCAAAATACGCTACTGAGTGCTCACGTCAGGTTTCGAATTTTGAAGATGTTGTTAACTTCGGGGTATCCATTGAGACATCGAAAAAAGTAACCGAAGGGGCGTTTAGGTTTTCAGAATGGCAACCAAACATCGCTGCATACATCGCAAAGAACTACAGTGCTGCAGTTTCGGATGAGTTTTCGCAACCCCCAAAGGTGGAATCGGGCACTGGCACAGAGATCTTTGTTCGTCTCGCCGCCGATGCCAAAAAGACGTTGCGTGGGCTAAGCGGAAAACAGATTGACCTCAATCAAAGCTTGGCGGGGTTTGATCTCCCGAAGTATGAAGCGCTGAACATGGACATGAATTCCTATCGAGCTTTTGTCAACTCGATTGTCGGAATCAACAAGTTTGTTGAACAAGAAGCAGGGGGTTCCAAGAATGAAAAGCTCGCAAAGCTAAGTGCATTCCTGAAGCGAGAGATCGCAGTTAGCGCAGCGCTTGCCCGCAGCTCTGTCACAAGCAAATTTGACTTTTTCTCTGCAAATACGTTCGGCTACGACCTATACGAAAAGGTCATTGGCGCTGCTGACGTAGCATCCCCATACACTTCATTCGCCTCACCAGGCATTACCTCGGCCATCATTGATGCGAGCCAGGGGATTGCTTATGTCGATAGTGTACCCAGCAAACAGAATGGAACACTTTTTCGAACGGGTGTGCAGCTGGTTGCAGAAACATGTGTGGTCTCTGCAGGAAAATTTCAGCCTGAAAAACTAGACCCCATTAGAGAGCAAAGCAAAAAACACTCCAAACAGATCACTACTCTGCTGACCGATCTCTTTAGCTGCTATGAACTTGGACAGATCCCAGAGTACGTGAATGATCAGATTGAATTTGCGTCTCCGGACGGCGCTATCTCTTTGGCGCAAAAGTTGTTTCTGTACGGAAACGATGAGCTGATTTCGGGCCGTGATGCAGATCCATTTGTGAAGCTGCTGTCTGCTGCAGATGACAACCAAAAGCTTTTCGGTGAGCTGGTCTTTTATTTGCTCACACGATGTTTTGGAGTTAACGCAAGCAAGGCCGTTCTCGATGACTCCTTTTTGCGAGTTGTCGACCAGTATTTTGACACCAAATCACCAAATACAACACAGACCATCCTTGGTTTGGGCTCAGGGAAGAATGCAGCTGGCCCAGCCCTCACAACAAGAACTCAGTTCATTGTTCAGCTCAATCAAAATACAGACTTCTTTTTGCAGCTGAAGGCAAACCTTGCGCACGTGTCGACAATCTGCAGGTACCTCAACAATACGCTCAATTTCAATGGACGAACAAGATACTCTGGTTGCGCAGAGACAACCATTCTCGTTACCTACCTGAGGCTTATTTGTCAGGTTGCTAATGCGTCAATTAATTCTCGACAAACAGCAGCTCTTAACGGGAAGAATGGGTTCCTCTTTGGTGCAAATTCTAGCTCAGCAAGTCTTTCGGCGGCAAAAAAACTAGCCAAAGATTCGGAACGCCAACTCTGCACCAACCTCGTTCGAATTCAGTCGTTTCTGGACAACATCGCCGCTTCCGCAGAAGCCCACGCAGGGCTCCTAAAAGACACCAAGACAGCCTTGCAGATCTCGAAGCTCGGAGGTCTGCTTCAAAACGAAAAGGCGATTTCTAGCCTATTCCAGGCCGGTGCATTGCGGTTGCTTCAAAAGACCCTTGTGGACGCCAAAGCTAGCATGACATCAATTGTCTCTGCAGCTGACGGAGCCCAAAAAGCCACTATTGGGTACAAAGAGAATGCACTGCTGGATGGCATTAACGCAGTGCATTCGTACCTAAATCAACCAGAGTTGTCCCCTTTTGCTAGGATGAATGCTCGTGTGTTTGCAATTGGGATTCCATATGGTGTGGCAGAGGCTCTTGATGAGCAAGTGCGGATTGCAGGTAGTGACAATGATATTGTCAACCTGTCTTTCACTCGAAAGAATGAGCTTTTGCCAGGGCTCGTATTCAAGCCAATCAAGAAAATGTTCGAGTATTCTAGGTTCGTAACATTCGTTGGCGAAAATAGACTCAACTACGACTCACGAAAGAGTCGAGAGGCCAACATGTCAGAGCTTGTTACGCTCGACTTCTCAGGTATCACAGTAGCAAAAGAGGTTGGGTTCTCTGCATTTGTCGCCGAAAGGTACTCAAATCTTTCAGCGAAAGAGCAGTTTGAGATTTTGAGCAACCATTACGAATCATGCATCCTGAAAGAGCACGTAAAGGCAATCTCTGGACTTTCATTCGACGACGACGCCTTCAAAGAGGAATTCCAGCTCCCCACCCCGCCGCCCGAAAACACAAACTTCCTACAGCAGGCAATCAGCAGCCTGATTTCCCTTCAAGCTCCAGCGGCCACTACAGGAAGTGCTGGCAAGAGCATTTCTGCGAAAATTGGCATTCCACGATTGCAATCCAAGATCACGTCGCTTGTAAGCCTGGCGAGGAATATTCCTGCCGCCCCACAGATGATTGCCTTCAACACTGGCTATCTCAAAGAGGTTGCCTCGCCCATTTACGAGCGTGTGTTTTGTGTATTGCTCGATCCGGATTTTTTCGAAATCGATATCCCTCTTACCAAGGCCACCCCCACTGGAGCTGCCACCCTATCTGGCCTTGTGGCGTCTCGGGGGGTCTATGATGATGGCACTGGAAGACTATACTTGAATGCGGATCAGAACTTTGTGTATATGGACTCTTACGCTGTAGAAATGGAAACACGATGAGCACAAACACAAAGCCGTCCCAAAACGTGCTCGTACTGGATATTCCAGAGACACGCTTCATTTCCTCGAAATTCGTATACAACTTCTACGATAAGGATGAGACTGCAGTCGCCGTCGCCAGCGATCCGATTCTCACCCAAAAGGACGGCCGCAGCCAAAGTAGCGCCTTGAAAAGGCTAGCGAGGTACGTCTCGCTGTCCTGGCAGATCCCCACTGGTCCAACCCAGAAAATCGCCAATGGGTTCTTGAGAAATCACGCCAAGGATATCCTTTCGGAGGAGTTCTTTGCTGGTGATTCGTACACAAGCATTACTTTGGCAGACACTGCAGTTCTTGACAAGCTACATGAGCAAGAACTTGTTGCAAACCCTTCCGCCTCCGTATCAAAGGAACTGGCCGCTAACGATGCCAGTTCTGGGTACAACTTCGTGCAATCCATCACAGAGAACAGGGAAGATATAAGGGCGCTGCTGAAAAACGCCGCTATTGACGTTCAGATCTCAAACAAGGTTGCAGCATCTGTATTGAGAAAGGCAGCGCTTAATCCTAGCCACTCTCTGAGCTTCGAGCTTAAAGAGCCTGCCGATGCAACCGGGAAACGAGTCTCGGCCGCTCGCTCGAAGGATGATTTTCAAAACCCAAACTTCTCTTTCGAGCCAATTGAGCTCAAAAAGGCCGGCTCAAGTACAACATCAGCAGCAATCGTAGGCTACGCAATTGACAGGTATCGATCCGTGAAGGGATCCGATAGTCTGCAGCGGCTATCGACTATCTTCGTTGATGACGTCAATCAGACGTCCATTATCGACCTCGATGTGCTTTACGGGTGCGTTCAAAGGTATGTCGTTAGAGTGGTTGCAACAATTACAGTTCCTGCAATTGACTCGGCGACTGGCGAAGTTTTTGATGCAACCATGCTGGTCTCATCAAGACCATCATACGCAGAAGACGTTCAGTGTGAGGAGTTTGTTCCGCCTCCTTCCCCTGCCGATTTCTCGGTTGTATGGGATTACGAGAAAAATATGCCGTTGCTCGTATGGACATTCCCGCCAAACCTTCAACGTGACATCAAGCACTTTCAGTGCTTTAAGCGCCGCACAGAGTATGAGCCATTTCAGCTGGTTCGTCAGTATTCGTTCGATGACCCAGGAAATTTCATTGCCGAGCAGCCAGACGCAAGGCTTGTCACAAAGAGGCGAGATACCGTCTTCTGGGATGAAGAGTATAGGATTGGCGAAACTGTGATCTACGCAGTGGCATCGGTGGATGCTCACGGCATGACCTCTGGATACTCAGAGCAGTTCTTGGTTCGATTTAACTCACTCAAAAACCGCCTGGATATCAAGCAAGCTTCTCCAGCTGGTGCACCTAAGCAGTTCCCCAATATCTTTTGGGAAGACAAAGTGTCATTTAGGGATTCGTTTACCGTTCCAGCTGGCGCCAGCATGGAAGTTATTACGGCCCCAGATGCAATCAAATTCGTCAATATCTCTGGCAAGGTCATTTCGGGCATCACAACAAGTGAATTTGGGAGCTACAATATCTCAATCCTTGACCCTAATTCGGGCTCATCTAGCACATGCGAAATTACCATCGAAACGCCGCCCGTCGAACCAAAAAAGCCCGAGATTGCCAATTTCTTCCCTGACTATGGGGACTCTATTTCGAAATTGAGCTAGTTAAGAACAGAGACAAGCATGGGATTCCTACCTAATACCACAAATCTTCCAATTGTTGACACTGTCCTTACGGATCTTGGTCGTCAGCTTTTGAGCCGAAATGACGGCACATTTTCCTTTGTGAAGGTTGCGTTCGCTGATGATGAGGTCAACTACGGCCTCATTAAGCAGTACGGTCGTGCCCTTGGAAAGGAGAAGATCGAGCGCCTTACGCCAGTTTTTGAGGCTGTCACCAATCAGGCATATGCTCAGAAGTACAAGCTCATCACGGTTTCAAACCCAAATCTTGTGCGGCTACCAAGTCTACGCCTCAGCGGCGACAGCACCTTTGATAGCTCCACTGGCGTTATCACTCTCGGGAAGACCTCCCAGCGCAGCGCAAACATCACACTTGAGCAGAACATTGCTGGAGAGACATCGATTGATGTTGAGCTACAGGATTCTGTTTTTGTTGTAGAGCTTAATGACCTTTTCTTGAGCGTGGCAAACACTACTCCTGATTCTGTCGACGGGAACCGCAGAGCGCTATACATTATCCCACGAAACTCCATTCAGAATGCCCAGGGCGGCAGCGTTGTGTCTATGACGATCAATGCTAAATCCATTAGTGACGCTCAGTTCGATGTGTACGGCACGTCGACCAGCAAAAACATCATCAGTTCGTATGTTCGGGTTTTCGGAAAGCAGTCCGGATCTGTACGAGAATTCCGTGTAAACATCAACAAGAGTCTCTGAGAAATGTCCATTTACAAACCGCTAGAAGCCAAGGATATCAAGACATCCCGCTCGTTTTTGAATCAGATCGTAGACGTACTGTCTAACGACATTTCAAGCAGCGCCTCTCGTCAAAAGTACCAGCATTACGCTTCTGGTACGGATGCTGGACCAGGCGTGACATCCTCGATCTATCAGACTGTTTTCGATCAGGATTTTACGACGTCCTCCGCAAATGCGTTCATGGACATGACAGTTGGCTTGTTCTACACAGGCTCAATTGTGAACGCTGTAAAGAGCGGCACGGACACTGCGGGCAAGCCATTGTTTCTATCTTCCTCTCTCATGATGCGAGAGAAGATTGACATGTATCGAATGATGGCGTCTTCCCTCCTGGGGGACCCCGATGGACAATTTCAGGCGCCATTCGACTCAACGTCCCTGAGCGACAAAATGGACCCCGTTCTGTTTCTGAGTTTCAAGCGTCTCTTTGCTCGTGATAAAATCAAGCCTGAAACATTCAGCACACGCTTCCTGAAGCTTGCGAACGATGCCAGTGGCTCAAACTTTCCGGGCAACCTCAACACGGTTGTGAGCGGGACCGCACTGAGCACGGGTAACAAATTGTACACAGATGCTGGCTCTAGCACAAATCGATTTACCACGGTTGCTGGCGAGGTTGGGTCTATTGTAGATGCATCAGACACCACAAAGTCGATCGGGCTTCTGTTTTACGATCGTGGAGTTGCGGTTCTCGATCTCGCTAAGGTAATGAGCGGCTCACAGCATGTTTCTGGCGTTATCCATGCCGCCGGGACAGTTGTTAGCGGGACCTTTGGGTTGGTTCCTGGGTACATGGCCATTGGCCAACTTGGTACCACTGGCGGAACCACAGGCTCACCATCTCCGCAGTCTTTTATTCCTGACTTCATGGTTTCGGGCTCTATGGATGACATCATCGACCATATTGGGTCTGTGCGATTCCATTCGGGCTCAACAAGCGCATTGACGTTTTCGAATGTCACAACGATCAACTCGACGCTCGTGTACTGCCGTGTGGACCCAGATGACGCAAACTACTCATCTAATCCAACTTTCCGAGACGCAAATGACAGGATCGTTGTTGTGGATCCAGGACAAGAGCTAACTCAGCAAACATTCACATTCATTACGTCTGTGGGCTTGTATGACGCAAGCGACAACTTGCTTGCGGTGGCCAAGCTAAGCCGGCCAGTGGAAAAGAACCCAGAGAAAGAGTTCACCATTCGTCTCCGCATCGACTTTTGAGCCCATGTCGCTAAAACGCCTAAAGCCAGAAAATCAGGAGAATTTCACGATTGTTGTTTCACCGAAAACAGTATTCGTGTCCTCCAGCTTTTCTGGCAGCTCTGGTGGGTTCTCATTCTATGCGAACAATTCACGCATCCGCAAAGCCCTGCAGGGGAGTTCTTACCTGGGAACTCCAGCCCAAGAAGCCGGATACTCAGCCGCCCTGCAGGCGCTCCAGAAACCTCAAACAACCACAAATCTGACAAGCCATGTACAGAACTACCTGGCTGCAGTTTCGGCCGTAGAGCCCCTGTCTACGGTAAGCAATGTGGAGATTGACCGATACCGGCCAGGTACTGACCTCACAGAAACATTTCTGAAGAAGAGGGTGATTAGGGAGACATATTGTCCGTGGTATGCTGTAAATAATTTCGCATACCAATGGGCAGTGAGGAACTACCACTGCTTGTCTTTTCGTCGAGGGTCTAGTCTCCCGACGGGAAGCGCATTGCTGTATCCTGTTTTGAGTTCATCAAATGTGTCCGGAACTGCAGTTGGTGCTCTGATCCCAAATGATGCTCTAACTCTGAGATTCCAGATTAACCCTAGGGTGTCATCAATCTCATACCCTGCAGGCACTATCGCACACCTTTCTTCGACCTACAAGTTTTCTTTGGTGTCCGGAAGCTCCATTGGGGAAGACGGCATGCCGCTTGGGTTCCGAATCTTGGCCCAATTTTCTTCGTCTGCGGATATTCCAGCAGCAACAGTAACGCCTGGCTCAGGAACCGGCATCTATGCTGTTTTGAGTGACGACAATGCTCTATCAAGGGGTGACTGGCACGATGTTGTGTTTCGTTGGGGCGCAAATCAAAATGCAGGTACGGGAACAATCCTTGTAGATAACCAGGTTGTTGGAAGTATCCCATTGCCGTTTTCATCAATGCGCCCTCAACTTGGGTCAAAAGAGGCCCCACAGGTTCTGTCTCTTGGCGCCTCAATTATTGGGCCCAATTTTGGGACAAGCTCACACTCTCTGTATTTCTCTGGAGATGTTGGTGAACGTGAAGGCCTGCAGGTTCTGAATTCAACAATCGGGGTGGATTACCCTGCGTCCTCAAGCGTGCAAGAGCAGCTATCTGCAGATATGCATGGTTTTGAGGTTTTTCATGCGTACAAACCTCTATCTTATATCAGTTCAACCTACATTGGGGATAAGGTAAAGGAAACTTCGCTCGGGGAGGCTGGTCTTGTTTTCAAGGTGGGTCCAAAGTTCCGAGAAGAAGCCCCGTTTCGTAAGTTTGTGGGCACATATGGTGGGGTCCCTGTCACACCTTTTCAGACCCAAGATGATACGACGAGCACTCCGTTCAACATCGATATGTCATTTTCGGTCGACGGGTTTTTGTCGAATTTGGAAAACTACGTGCGTGATCCCGTTGGCGGGCTCGACCCACGCCTACTGGAACTTTCGTGCAGCATCATTGAAGGGTATTCAGGGCCTGAAACCGCAAATTCAATTCTGTATGGTCAAAAGTCCGTTGTCGCAAGAAATGGGTTGATTCGACCATGCGATGACGGGAATTGGGTCCCCGACTACAGTGATATTGGCAGCTACACAAGCGGCTCTACATTTGGGGTGCTCCGAGATTGGTCAGGCGCACCAGACCCTAGCTTGATTTATCTTGGAAATTTAATCAGCGGAAGCGTTGGGTCGGATCCACTCCAGGAGATGTATTACCCAACTCCTGAGAATCCAACTCAATCAGCCCATAACTCCCCAACAATTTATCGCAGAACTGGCGACGCATCCTCCAATGAAGTGTCCTTGTTTGACGTAAGTTCCTTGTTCTACAGCACAAGGATTCGGCCTGGCACGCTTAAGATTCGAGATGTTGGTTTGTCTGGAAGCGCCACTGGAACGCAAATTACGTTGTGTGACAATGGCACCGGTGGGCTTTACAGAGCAGACACTACTGGCTCACCAGCACCATGGGCCAATGTAGGGTTCGTTTTGTATGACGAAGGACAGATTGTGGTTCTGGACCCAACGATTAACCACTTTGGGAAGACCCAATTCAGACTAGAGTTCAAGGGAGAGAAGAGGATTCACACAACCAAGTTCGATGCCGAGTTGAATGTGGATCAATCTAACTTCTCAGTAAATCCCACATTCGCAAATGCGCCAAAATCAGAAGACGTCACGCTTGACGCCGACCATAGTGGGTATGTGTATATTTCGGAAGTCAACATCCATGATGACGAATACGATGTCGTCATGCGTGCGAGGTTGGCAAAACCAATCAAGAAGTACACAGGCGACAAAATGGTGATCAAACTTTCGTATGACTGGTGAAATCTATCTAGGGCTCGATATCTCCACAAAATACACGGGAGTTGTGGCCCTTGATGCCGCCGGCACCATCTTACTGTTTGACCACATTGAGACAGAAGATATCGAAGGGGCTTTCAACAAGCTTGAGCACTTTAAGTTGCGCTTTGCCGAGCTGATGGCGCAACTTCCGGATGTGCCAATGCTTTGCCAGGTAGAGGAACCGCTGCGGATGTTCACCCCAGGTAAGTCGAGCATCAATACAATTGTAACGCTCATTGAGTTCAACGTACTCATCCGTAACTTTTTGAGGGAGAAGTATGGCCTCCACAGCCGAATGATCTCAGCAAACAACTCCAGAAAAGCGTTGGGGATCAAGCTTTTGCCTGCAAAGAAGTGCGGCAAAAACCAAAAAACTCAAACGTTCGAGATCCTCTATTCTCAATCTGGGTTTTTGTCCGGGATGCCTTACCCAACGAAGCGGACTGGCACTCCTAAAGACTTCTGCTATGACAGGGCTGATGCTTTCGTAATTGCGAAATCTCTACAGCTGCTTGAAACCAGGAAGAAGAAGTGATAGACTGAGCCACATGCTCGGCACTGATTCGGAAAAGTACAAGCTGATCGCAAAATATTTCGGTAAGATCTCGGCTTCTGCGGACGGCCAAAACCTTTCTGTTTACTGCCCATTTTGCGACAGCAAAGACTACAAGAAGAAAAAGTTGACCTTTCGGACTTCCGACGGGGCAAATCATTGCTGGGTGTGCGATTGGCGCTCCGGGGCGCCCCACAGGGCCTTTATTGCCGCAGGTATGGGTGGACAGGCCTTACAGGAGTGCGAATCGGTCTACGGGCCTGCCAGAGCCCATTACACCCCACCCAAGGCGCTGTTGCAGCAGGTTGCTGAGGAGGCAGCTGCCGGAATGGCGCTCCCTGCAGGATTTCAGTTGCTGGATCGGCTCTTGGATAGCCAGTCAAGTATTGTCCAGAAGTGTATCAGCTATCTGCAAGGGCGTGGCTTGACTCTGGCGGACTTCAAGAGGTGCCGCCTTGGGATTTCTTCGGACCCTGAGTTTTATGGCCGTGTCATCATGCCTAGCTTCGGCCCCGACGGAAATGTAAACTATTTTACGGGCAGAAGTGCGATTGGCTCCAACTTCAAGTACATGAACGCCAGCACCCGTCGGAATCTTATTGTATTCAACGAGCTGGATGTTGACTTCAACAAAGAGCTTTTATTGGTGGAGGGTCCATTTGACTGGGCTGCCTGCCAAGGGATCAATACCGTTTCCATGTTGGGCTCAACGGTGCACGAGGACAGCCTTCTATTTCACAGGATCATCTCAGCTCCCACGCCAAGAGTCGTCCTTGGCTTTGATCCAGATGCCAACCGTAAGCGAAACCGAGTGGCCAGTGCCTTCCAGGCTTTTGGGGTTGAAGTTCGGTTTTTGACGTTTCCAGCCGGAACTGATCCGGCCTCCCTTGGCAACAAAGCGATGAAAGAGATTTATGGCTCAGGCCAACAAGAATTCGATCTGAAAACACGCATCTTTGATCTTGCCATGCCACGTCTTTTGAGGTAGAATATAACACGCATGAGAATCGCTCACATTTCCGACATTCATATCCGTGGAATCTCCAGGCACGAGGAGATTCGTAAGGTCTTCGAGGATTTCGTTGACAAGGTGCGCAGTCACAATGTGGATATGATCTTTGTCGGCGGCGACATCTTTCATACCAAGACTACCGGCATCACCCCAGAGTACATCGAGTTGATGTCTTGGTGGTTGAAGCTATTGGGGGACGCTGCAGAAACCCGCCTCATCCTTGGAAACCACGATGGGGCACTCACAAACCTGACCCGCCAAGACGCTGTCTCGCCGATTGTCTCTGCGGTTAACCATCCAAGAATTCAGGTTTGGAAGCACAGCGGTCTTTATTCGCACACGACATCGTCTGATGAGACGATCAAATTCTATGTGCACTCCATTTTTGATGAGGGTGGCTGGGATTCCTCTCCACGCCAAGAGGCGGGTGAAGAAGCGATGCTGGTGGGGTGCTACCATGGCCCAGTCGCAGGTAGCGTATCTGAGGCGGAATGGAACATTGAGGGACATGTCAAGGTCGGAGACTTTACGGCTCTTGGCTATGACGTTGTTTTCCTGGGGGACATCCACAAGTACCAAACTCTCGGAACCAAAGACTTCCCAAATGGCAAGAACATGCCCTGGATTGCATATCCAGGCTCAGCCCTACAAAACACTTACGCAGAGGACCTAGAGCACGGATTCATTGTTTGGGACCTTGATGCCGCAAATAAAAGCGTCCGTGATTACGCTTGGGTTAAGCTCGTAAATCCATGCCCATTCCAAACCATTGATTGGGCGGGCAGCGTCAAGAACACCATGAAGGCAGCCGCCAATTTGGTTTCTGGTGGTCGAGTGAGGGTCCGCTCGGATGTCCCTGTCCCCGCCGTAGACTTTCAGAAGCTCTCCGACGCTTTGGTGAGGCAGTGCTCGCCTCTTGAGATTGTTCCCAAGATCGACGACAAAAATCTACAAGAGCGTATTCAAGGTGCCGTCAGCGGAAAGGGACTTAAGTTCGGAGCAGCAAGCATTTTCAATGCATTGCAGAAATTCTACAACGATCAGCGCTTTGCGAAAAGCACATGGGCCGGAATGGAGGATCTGACAGCTGCCTTGTACCATGCAAACGCCCATGAGGAGGACCTGCAGAGAGGAAATGTCTGGACTTTGTCATGCATGAACTTCTCAAACCTTTTTGCGTTTGGAGAGGATAATAGCATCAAGTTTGATCCCCTGCAAGGTATTGTTGGGATCATGGGCCCAAATCGAACTGGCAAGTCATCGCTGGTCGCATCATTGATGTATGGCCTCCACAACGTATCAGATCGTGATAGCCAGAAGATGCATCACATGATCAACAAGAATGCCTCAGCTGGTTCTGCAGAGGTTCAATTCATTGTCAATGGCCAACGACACTACGTCTTTCGAAAGACGCAGCGTGTCAAAAACAAGCTGCAGGAAACGTCCCTAACGACTGTCAAGTTCGTAACCGACAATGAAGACTTCACGGGGGAACAACGCAACCAAACAGACAGGAGCATTCAGCGAGTCGTAGGTGGTTCCGATGACTTTCTCATGACAGCTGTCTCTACGCAGTTTAATGTCATGAAGTTTGTAAATCATGACGCTCCTGCACGCAAGCATTTTCTTTCAAGGGTGGTCGGTTTGGATCTTATTGAGCGCATGTACGCCGATGCCCGCCGACGTCTCACTGCACTAGAAACGGAATCAAAGTTCCTGCTGAACTCTTCGCCGCTTGAAACTCAGGCGGAGCTTGTGGCATCCAACAAGGCTCAGCTTCAAGAGCTTGAGCTTAAGATTTCAGCTGCTGAAGCTGAACTTTTGAAGCTGAATGCCGACTGTCTTTCTGCTCGGGCAGAACTGGATCGCATTCGCTCGGAAGACAAGACATTTAACGTCAAGAAACTAGCCAGCGAACTCTTGGCTCTGCAGAGCCAAATGCAAGAGCTACAGGCCTCTCTTACAAAGAAGTGCTCGATGGACTGGGTGAAAGAAAAAGAAAGCATCCTTTCTTTCGTGAAGGGTGTTGATGAGGAAGAGCTTAAAAGCAAACTGAAAAACGCCGCAGAAGTTCGGTCAAGCCTCACGCAGGAGAGGGCCAAGAATGCTCAGCTTCACAAGGAAATCTTGGCCCTCAAAAAGGAAACGAAGAAGCTGCAGCTTGTCCCATGTGGCGACCAGTTCCCAAGCTGCCACTACATCCACGATGCCGTTGAGGCAAACAAGAAGTTACCCGCCCTACAAGCATCCCTGGAGCAATCAGATGAAAACGTAGCCTCTTACGAAACTGAACTATCCACTCTCGGGACTCTTGAGCTGGAGGAGCTTGAGAGCAAAGTTTCTAAAGGTCGCCTCCGGCTCAAGAAAATTGAGAGTGAACATAAGGGGGTCCTTTCGGAGATTTCTGAATTGGAAATTGCCATCCACAAGAAGCGAGGTTTCATCGATGCATGCGAAAGAAACTTGGAGGCTGAAAAGATTGCTGAGGCCCTTTTCTCGGCAAAGAGGGTCAGGGAGCGGGTCGACGCCGCCAAGCGGGCTCTTTTTCAGATGGAGAGCAGCCGGGATGTATGTCGAGACTCGCTAGAGGCATTAAAGAGAGACAATGCCGTTTCGGCGCTCAAGCTCGATGAGAATAGCAAGAAGCTGTCAAGAGCCTACGACCTAAAAGAGCAGATCAAGATTCACTCCCTTGTCTCGGCCGGTCTTAGCAAGAGAGGCGTTCAGAACATCTTTCTGGGCTCCCTCATGCCTGATCTCAATGCAAATCTAAAAATGCTTCTTGCTGGTGTCGTAGATTTTGACATTGAGCTATCCACGGATGAGGACAAGGGAGGTGTGGAGATTCGCCTCATTTATCCCGACGGCAGCACGCCTTTGGAGCTTGGTTCTGGAATGGAAAAGACGATTGCCTCGATCGCAATTCGTTGTGTGCTGCACCAGATCTCAACGCTTCCAAAGCCCGACTTCATGATTATCGATGAGGGGTTTGGGACGCTCGACGAGAACCAGATCGAACCCTGTGTGCGGCTTCTACGAGCCCTTAGGAGCTACTTTCGGTTCATCTTGGTTATCACACACGTGCCAAACATCAAAGAGGCGTTTGATGGCATTATCGAGGTGGGAAAGGGGCAGGATGGGAAGTCCTGCATCATGCAGCAGCAATGATCAAAATCAATCTGATTGGGGAGGAAAACGAAGGCCATCTTTACTGCCCGAAATGCGAAAGGCTTTTGTACCCGGATGACGAATTCGACATCAAGAATAAGAGGCAATGCATGAAGTGTTCTAGCGGAGTTGAGCCTTCAGAAGCTATCCCGCTTAGAGACATCACTTTCATTGAGTGAAAAAACGGTCCCCAACGTATTTAAGATCAAATGGAAACAGATCTTAATGCATTGGGGACCGTCCTCGATTCAAGCTTTACTCGTAGTGGCGCCACGTCTGGTCCTGTTGACTCTGTTGTTGGTCTTAAGGCGACAATTTCTGGCGACGTTGTGAAGGTGACCTTTACGTCTGTGGCCAACTTCCAACGCATTCTCCCGCTCGACCTCCTTAAGCGTTCTGCGGGTAATGAGGCGGACGCTTTTGTTCAAGCAGCCATGAAAAAGGCTGTTGATGAGTATAAGGAGATCACTGGCAAGAAGCTAACTCTCAAGCAGACGCACACACAAGATGACTTGCAGGCCCTTAATGCAAGCAACGTGAATGTCAAGCGTACATGCCTCTACCGTAAATTCTTCTATTTCAAGATCTGAGTTGGCAACATGTCATTGCCGACCAAAAGCAAAGGGATCGTTCTTAGGAGCACGCAGAAGGAAGAGATCCTTAAGTGTGCCAAGGACCCAATTTATTTCATCAACACGTACTGCAAGATCCGGACAACGGAGAAGGGCACGATTCTTTTCAAGACGTACCCGTTTCAAAACGACTGCATTCGTGATTTCATCCGACACAGATTTAACATTGTTCTGAAGAGCAGGCAGCTTGGTCTGTCGACGGTGACCGCCGCATATAGCCTTTGGAAAGCTTTGTTCCGTCGAGACCAGGTGATCCTGGCCATCGCCACGAAAAAAGAAACAGCCCGAAGCTTCTTGAATAAAGTCAAGAAGATGATGCTTGGGCTGCCTGAGTGGCTGAAGATTACGGATAGCGAGCCCGTGCAAGACGAGCTTCGCTTTGGCAATGGCTCTGTTGTGAAGTCTATTCCGACCACAGAGGACGCCGGCCGTTCTGAGACCTTGTCATTGTTGATCGTTGACGAGGCCGCCTTCATTCGTAATTTCGATACGATTTGGACGGCAATCTACCCCACACTGAGCACAGGTGGTGAGGCCATTATCATTTCGACACCAAACGGTGTCGGAGGGCAATATTACGAGCTTTGGACAAGAGGAGAGAAAAAGGAAAACAACTTTAACACAATCAAGCTCCCGTGGCAAGTGCACCCAGAGCACGACCAGTTTTGGTATGAGGATCAGGTTCGTCAGCTCGGAAACAAGAAGAAGGTCGCACAAGAGCTTCTTTGCGAGTTTTTGTCAAGCGGAGACACATTTCTGCCCGACGAAACAATGACACAGTTGCTTGGCGATCAGGTGACACCATCCTATGAGGGTCCACGGAACAACGTCTGGTGCTGGAAGAGTCCAGATGCAGGTAAAAAATACTTGTTGGCTGGTGACGTTGCTAGAGGTGATGCCGCCGACTCATCCACATTCCAGATTGTTGAGATTGATAGCGGGGAGATTGTTGCAGAGTATTCTGGAAAGCTCAGGCCAGACAAATTCGCTTTGCTGATCAACGAGTATGGTCTGAAATACAATAAGGCATTTGTTGCTGTTGAGTCAAATACGTTTGGCTTTCAAACGAACCTAGATCTTGTAAAGCTTGGATACCCTCATCTTTACTACGACAAGATGCCGAAGAACAACATT